AATCTTAGTTATGTCTCCTAAGATATTTTGGACTAGAAACATGTACCAGACAAATGTCAAGCAAAAAATGGGACATAATTTTATTATGGGATCTTTTGGGAAGGATGCCCTTGGGGGCTCTAACCTCCCCTCGGGCTATTTGCGATAACAATCTCAGATGAGATGATCTCTTGGTAATCTAAAATAGGCGTACGGTTTTGGGTACTATTTTTTTGAATGAGTTTATAAAAAATTGAAAACGTAAACTGGTCAAATTTGGCCAGTTTGCTTATCTTAGTTTGCTAAGATAAGCATCAATTTTGTCGGTCTTTTTTTTCGCATCTGCGAAAATCTTTTCTCGACGCTTTGTGAGGACGTCGCTTAAAAATATCTTTTCTCCCTTTGAGAGATTTTGCCCAGAATCAAGCTTTTGAAGTAACTCCTCGGGATCCTTAATATTAGATACATTCGTTTGCTCGTTATCATCTTTAATTCCAGAACTTAAAAGTTGGTAGATTGTTCGGACGTTTGTCTTTTTCGAAATCTGCTCTTTTTTTTCATAGGCTTGCATATATCGTCTTGCTGTTCGATACGAAAAATATTTAGGATTATTGGAATCAACTACGAAATTATTAAACACCCATTCCTGAAAAGTTCCATGCGGAAGTTCTTTCTTCTTTTTCAGGAGACGTTCACCAATTAAAATCATCGCGTTTGCGCCGCGTAGAAGAAGTGTTTCAGCCCCTTTGTGAAGATTAATAATTTCCAAAACATCTGGATCTTCGTCTTTTTCGACAACAGGAAGAATCGTTTCGTTTCCAGGCCGTGTGCTTCGAAGGGCAAGTCGTTTTTCTTCTTTCCTATTCATAAAGCTTTTACTTCCTTTGCGAGGCATAGAAACCACTCGAAACCTTTTGTATCTTCGCGTAGAGGTCGTGCCAAATCCTTGCAATCCTTTATATGTGAATTCTTATAGATCACAGTTTTAAAAGCCTTCGCTCCATGATCTTTTACCGCGTCAAAATATTCCTCCGTTTTAGATTCAGTCATATTGTTTAGAACAACTCGAAAAATAATTTCGGAACGTCGTTTTTTAGAAACGTTTTCGGCTTCTTCCTTAATATCTTTGATGGCTTGTGAATTATGAACATCGTCTTCGAGCGGAAACAGGATTGCGTATGATGAGTAGAGAGAAAGAACCAGCGACGGGCTAATGGAAGGATGGTTGTCGATTAGTATAAAATCGTAAGGCAAAGATTTGATCTCTTCCGCGAATCTAATTCCAAGGCTCGGATCATCTTTTGCAAGATAACTTAATTCACGAACTCGCTTGTTTGCAGCAAGGAGATCGAATCCGTGTTTGGCCTTCAAAATTGCTTCACTGAGGCCCTGTATTCCATTTTCAAACGCAAGAGCTGAATAGACGTTTTTTTGAGTGACGAGATCGAATTCAGGTGTTCCGCGTAAGCATATATCTGTTAAATTATTGTTTTCGTCAAAATCTAAAACGAGCACCTTGAAACCTAGTGAATGAAGTGCTTGAGCCAAACCAGTAGTGATCGTAGTTTTGCCGATTCCGCCTTTGAGGGATGCTATTGAAAAAATTTTCATCTTTCGTAGAAACTCTACAGAAGTAGAATTTTCGAAAGCGAAATTTTTTTTTCAATCTTCAGGATTGTTTTGCTCTTCGACGGGATTTTCACTTAGGATTTTTTTATAGGCAGCCTCAATAAGGTCAATATCTGCGATTTGATCCTTATTTTGATACGCTTGAATGCATCGTTGAGCAACTCGAATGGAAAAATATTTAGGATTATTGGAATCAACTACGAAATTTTTGTGGACCCAATCTTGGAATTCCCCGTGTTTTAATTCCTGTTTTTTTTTGAATAAACGTTTGCCAATTGCAATCATCGCTGAAACTTTTGCGAGTCTAGATTCGACACCAATATATAATTCGATTATTTTTTGCGCATCGTAATCGGTGTCTACTTGAAGTCCACGCATTGAAGATTTTGTGCCTGGACGCGATATACGAAGTGCGTTTTTTTTATTCTTTTTCATCAAAATCAAAAACCAGAACTTTTTGCCCAAGTGAGTGGATTGCTTGCGCAAAACCAGATGAAAGATCCAAGAAAAAAGCCCAGATTTTTGAAATCTTAGGCTCTCAAGATTTGTTTTGATACCAGCTTAGGAGCTGGCTGGGCTTCTGTGAAGTAGCTTTTTTGGAATACCTGACATTATTTAAGAACGGAAAATTCTCCAGAAAATCCAGTAAAAAAGCTCCAGAAATTAATTTTTTTGGAATATTAGAAAAAAGGTGCTTTGCTATTTTACAGCGCCGTACGATAATAAATATATCAAAGGGTGGCACCCAAAAGCCAAGAAGACAAAAAAATGAAAACCGCTACAATCGAGATCAAAGAATCCTATAAATCCCAAAGACTCCCAGTTTACGCAAAGGACAGAGACGGAAGACAATTGCCGACTCATATCAACCTCAATCAACACGGAGAGGTTTTTGCCTCGCATGCCGAAAAGGTCGGTAATTGTGGAATGGAAAGAGCCGACTTGCTACAGAGGGATTGGACGAAGAAGAATAAAATCTAATCCAAACACTGGCCCAAACTTAGGGTCGGTTATTAAAATGATCACTCATACAATGATAACAACACAAGAGGCAAAGCTTGAGAAGTTTTGCCTTACGTATATTAATCAAGCTTGCGAAAAATTTGGAAAACAATCATTGTCCCAACAAATTGCAAGTGAACCGTTTATCCAAAAACACGGTAGTGGTGACCAATACTTGGATATTATGCTCGGACGGTATTACGAGTCCAAGCGGCACAGAAAATCTAATATCGATAAATTGCTAGAGATTTGTGGGCGTATATCTAAGTTAGACAATACGCCTTTAACCGGTAATATGTCTCATTCCTACCACACCAAAGACAAAACAAACTGAGTAAATTACTGTTTACAGGCCGTTATCAATTTGATAAATTGCGTAGTGTTTGTTGGTATCAACTTTTATAAACAAAATTGTTGTAATGGACTTACCGATACAGGCGATAAATAGAGAGAGTACCGTCTAATTTAATGAGGGTAGGGATTGCATCCAAAAACAAACATTGGCAGTTCCGTTCTTTTTTAACCTTCGTAAAAAAATATATACTGGTAAACTTGAATAATGATGACACCTCATTCCACAGCCAAGACAGCTAAACTTTCCGAAGAGGCGTTGGGTCGTTTGTATTATTCAAACGAACCTTCTGTGGATAATTTTAGTTTGTTGAGATACAAAAAAACTTTTGAATCATTACTATCTAACGGCACGGCAGACGAACAAGATGTTGCTGCATTAGGAATGGTTTATTATAATCTTAATGACAGAAATAATTTTTCAAAATTATTATTAGAGCATATCGATAGGTTTAATTCAATTCCGCTTTTGATAATCTATGTTCTTGGTAAACTCAATAAAAGATGGAGGGGAGACGAGAGCAGTAAAGATATTCTTGCTTATTGGTTTAATCATCATTTAAATGCAAAACAACTCCCTGTTGAATTTGTTTTGCATTTTGACTCCCTGCCTTTTTTAAGAGATCTCTATACACTGAAACATCGTCTTCTTGTCATGGCCTCTATCTCTAAAGACTATGTTGTTACATTGACAGCTGGTCCCCTGAAATACGAAACTCCATATGAATTAATTCCAGACGAGAATATGACTTATCAATTTACTAAAGACATTGGTATCGATATTGCTAATAAAACTTTTACAAAAGAAAAGAAAGAATTTTTAGAATACTATATGGGAACCGATGCGTTAGATTCTGCACTAATGCATTTGACTCCAAAGAGTGTTTCGTCTTTCCCAGACCGATCAGAATATTTTACAGCCAATATATAAAGATATATATATTGTGGAAGTAAGAACAATCGTAAATCCAATGATTCGATCAAATTGGAATATGATTGAGCAAGACCGAAACTTTAGAAAATCGTATATTGATCTTATAAAAAAGTTAAATCCAATCGTAGTAAGGTCTAAACAATTTGAGGAGGCATTCATTTTGGAGGATAAATCTATAGTATATCTCACTATGGAATTTAATTGTAACGGAAAAGAAAATATTGTCTACATAGTTAATTTAGAACAACCAAACGCGCCTTAATTTATTTCCAAACGTCAATACATTGCATTAAAAAACCCTAATGCGCTTCTGTCGCGTGTCAAATTGGGCAAAAGTAAAAGTCAGCTATTTTTTCGAAACTCGTATCAAGTATGCGTCGGATAATCTGAGGCCCGACGATGACTGTGCTGAGAAAAAAGATAATAGACTTACTTTTAGAATTCGCTGAAGATATTAAAAAAAATAAAGATTCGATTTTAAAACAATCCGAAAGATACGCTGATAAACTTATTGCCGTCTTCCAGGAAAAAAACGATCAAAAATAGAGAGAAAGATTTTACGCTCCCTCTCGTCTAACTCTAATAACAGCTCGACCATTGGCCTAAACCCAGATTCGTCCAATCGTCGATTAAATACGCGATTCCGATCTATTTCGTAAATCGTTTCAATTTGATTTTGAGTGAGTGATTCAAGCAGGTCTTTGGAAACAAATTTTTCCCCGTCTCCAAAGATTAGCCAGAATGGCGAATAACCATAATTAAGCATTATCTTATAAGCAAGGTCAAAAGGTATATCACGTTTATTTGATAAATAAAGTGAGATTACTTCGGGAAAAGTATCGCAAGCCGCAGCCAGCTCTTTTGATAACAAATTAGTTTCCTCTAATATGATTTCGAGCCTTGTGCTTTGTCCTTTATCTTTATGTCTCATATATAAATTTATGTCGCTTTAAAAAATTAACGTTTTGTTAATTTTTGATTTGACTCTGCAAAACTTTTGCCTCAAATTCGGGACAAAATTAACAAAACGTTAATATTATGTTTTCGGTGATCAGGAGAGCGAAAATGAGCGAAAAATTTGATATATTTTTAAAGCGGATTTAGATTACTTAACATTTGTGAAGTTGTTGGAAATAGGTATGATCACAGCAGTTTGTGTTTCTTTTTTTGTTTTTTGGCTAGGGATCTACGTTTATCGTAATTCGATTCAAAGCGAGTCCTCTCAAAAATGGTTTTTGTTATTTGCATTATCCATTGGTGCTTGGGTTTTTATTTTGGGTGCGCGCAATGTCGTGATGTTGGAATTGCGTGAATTTTTACATCACTTAACACTTATCCCGATCTTGTTTACTCCGTATCTATTTTTTAGGTTTGTTAAAAGTCTATTTAATCCTCAATACAAACAGAGTAGGGTAGGGCTTGCAATAAACACAGCACTAATAACGTATTTTTTGTATTGTGTTATTACTCGTCAATTTGTGCAACTTTTGGATACAGTCAATTTTGCGTATAAGCCAACATATAAATATCATATATTTATAATATACTGTGCCACCTATTTTATAGGTACTTTGGGTATTTTGTGGTTAGAGGTTAGACGCTATCAGCAACACAAGATACAGGCTATATTGATCGCGACCGGGACTTTGATTGCTGTAGCTATTTGTGTTTTATTTGTTTACGTTTTGCCCTTACGGGGGATTTTCCTCGCGCCTTATTCCGCTATCGGTGTCGCAATAGCAGGTTTGTTTTTTGCAGCTGCGGCTCTACTAGGCAACGCTTTGATTACGAACGCAACTATTGAGTTAGGTGATCCTGTGCCAAGATTTAGTAGGACGGTCGTATTGTTGGTTGTTGTAATTTACAAATATGTGGATCCGGTTGAATTTCTGATCTTGGCATACAAGTTAGAAAAAACTAACAAGAGGCTTTGGGGATTATTTCGGGCGTTATATTTAGAGGATGTAGATATAGGGGCTCATATCCAAAAAACAGCAAAAGAAATAACAATGGAATCAAACTTATGAGACTTATTGGAATAACAAGTATAAGATTTAAGTGTGACCATTGTGGTGCTATAAACGAGGGAGTGCCAAGTGAATTTAAAAAGAGAAATACTTATCCGCCCACTTGGGACGGCACTTGCGTCTTGTGTAGCAATGATTCAGTTATTACGCACCCGGCATTAATCTCAATATTAGTTGGGCGCCTTTTTGAGTAGCTATTAAGTTAACTTAATAGCCGTTTACAGCTAAACAGAATACTGGTTAAACTATACATATCTAATTTGGTGTTCTATAAGACATAAACATTTATAGGCAATTCGATCTGATTTGTGTTTTTTGCACATAGGAATTTGTGGTATAATATTTTTAATAAAATAAGATCTGTTATACATTGACTGTCATAAAAAAAGTTGATTTTTTGTATCTGGACATTAAAAAATATGGTCCGATAATAAGAATCAAAGATCGAATAATGAAACTTTTGAAAAAAAATATTAATTTAGGTAGATCAAAGAGCAAAGCGCTGGTTGTAGGAATGGGTCGTGCGTTTGATTTTTTTGGGAACATTGATGATCACGCTCTAAAAGATATTTTCCAAAAATCGGATTCTGAGTTTTTTAAAGAAGATATGGAAATGATTGGAAAAGATTTCAACCGAGCATTCGACGAAATAAACATCAAATTATCAAAACACAAATCAAAAATAGAGAGAAAGATTTTACGCTCCCTTAATATGGATGAACTCAATCCGAAGCAAAAGCCCACACCTATACTAAAAGACAATACCACTAATGTAAAGCATAGCTTTACTTCTGCAGAATTTTATCAAGGCCCGTTACCACCACCAGAAACGTTGGAAAAATATGAGTCAATATTACCAGGTTTGGCGGATCGAATAGTAGCAATGGCCGAAAAACAATTAGATCATAGGACAAAAAATGAGCAGTATATTATTCAAAAGTCTTTTGATCTACAGGAGAAAGGGTTATATTTTGGAGGAGGAGTTTGTTTATTAGTAATTAGTGTCGGAGGAGTTTTAATTTATAATGACCCAAACTCTGGTTGGGGATTATCTCTTGTATTAACCCCGCTTGTGGCTCTTGTTGCTGCATTTATATACGAAATGAGTATCAATAAATCGTATGACGGTGATGATTCGGTGGACGATTAATAACATCCTTAAGTTAATAATTACAGCATTAAAAAAAGGAAGATAGATTGGTGAAAAATGTGATCTACGGGTTGATGTTGTTTTTTATACTTGGTCTTTTATTTTTTTCTTGGAATGTCCTTTGGAAGGGTTACATGGTCGATCGTACCCGCGAAGATCTATTTAAACTTCGTGACAGGTTATTTGAATTTGGTCTTAAACAAAATGGAATAAATTTTTCAGATCCAGCTTATCAAAGTTTCGAAGCAATAATTAACGGAACGATTCGGTTCACACATCGGATCAGTTTTTTGCGGTATTTAATATTTGTATTTTTGGTAAACTTGTTTATGAGTAGATACGAAGTATTTTCTAGTCTGAGACTAGAGTTGGATCAAGGTTTTAAAAAACTTGATCCTGTTGCTCAAGCAAACTTTAAGCCGCTACTTGAAGAATATGAGAGAATTGTAATATCTCATCTTGTGTTTAAATCGTTCTTTTTATTGTTGTTTACCTCTTCAGTCGGCATAGTTTATTCTATAATGCGTTTTCAGACGTTTGCTGCTGAAGGAATTTCGAAAGGCTATCAAAACTTCAGAGTAAAAGTTCGCGCTATTTACAACGGTCCAATAAAAAATATTCAGTACAACGCGATACAGGAAATGAATGCGGCTGTATCGGTTGTATAATTTACAATAAAAAGAAACTGAACAACTAGTGCTTTCTTTTTCGAAAATTTCAAAGCCTTTAGTGAGTTCTTGACAAAAACCAAATTTAATCTATTTTTGAGACATGGATTATAAAAATAGATTAAGTGCCAATCCAAATGTCATGCTGGGAAAACCGGTGATAAAAGGAACGCGGATTACCGTAGAACTTATCCTTGAAAGATTGGGAGAAGGATTGTCAATTGAAGAGATTCTAACCGCAACTCCTGGTATTGTAAGAGATGATATTTTAGCATGTCTATCTTACTCTAGCGAAGTCATATCACGAGAAAGTTTACTTGCAAGTTAATATTCTTGCAGACGAAAACGTTGATTTTCGAATAATTCAAGAGTTGAGAAATTCAGGGCATTCTGTTAAATCTGTATTAGAAGACTATCGTGGCTATAGTGATTCAGAAATACTTAATATTGCCAAAGAATTTAATTCAATAATCTTAACCTTAGACAAGGATTTTGGTGAGTGGGTATTTGCTCACAAAGCAAGTCCTCTTGGTATTATACTATTGCGTTATCATCCAAAAGATTTTTTAGAGATTACTAAAACACTTTTGAAACTTATCAATCAATACGGTTCTGATCTTAGTGGAAAGTTTGCAGTTTTAACAATTTCAAAAGTACGGATCAGAGAAATACACTTGTAACAATTCAAACCACATCTACTTTAAAAACGTTTCAATAATTGTCTTAATTTTCTTTAAGTCTTCTGGCTGTATCTTTACAAGTATCTCTGCAATCTCGCATAATGTAGGATTATTAATAATCTTACGGGATAGTATGATCCCTTTTTCAATCAGTTCTTTTTCTGCTTCTGTTACATTCAAAGGAGTTGTATTCTTTTCGGGTCCTATTCCTTTGTGTGTCCACTCTTTTCTAAATCCATACTTTAGTTCGATTACGATAGTAATACGATCAGTCAAATCCCGTTTATTATTCTCGAGCTGACTTAAGAGCTCCTGACTGATTCCAATCGATTTCGCAAATTCGTCCTGGCTGATTTTTTGCCCGGTTCCCTCTGTTCGTATGTATTTGATTCTTTCGCCTGGTGTGTTCAAATAAATATTTCTCTTTAATAAAATTTACTTGTAAAATATTGCAGTGTAATACATGGTCATCCCAGCAACTAAGCACCACAACGCACTGACAGGAGAGATAAATTGAGCGTCGCAAAAAATCAAGGGCGAATTTGGCCAAAGGGCGTTATGTCCCGTGAGCAGATTAAAAGAGAGCTTCAATTTCTGAATAAAACCTATGACGAGATTTCTCACGAAACGGGCATTTCGTACGACGTCGTCCGTGGAACAATTGCCGGCAGAAAACGAAATGCCGTCGTTCTTCAGTATCTCACAAATCTCGGGATCAAACACGGCAGAACTCCGAGCCCAAGCCGCAAGGCAAGCTAAGCAATATTAGAAAAACATAAAACGCTTCGTGGGTTCCCGATACACACAGAGGCAACGATGGAAAATTCGCAGAACAGAGAGAACGAGAGAAAATACTTTTGGCAATACGACGGAGACGGAAGACGGCATTGGCTAAGCAGGGATATGGCAATACTACAGTGTATTCGACTAATGGCTATGATAAACGATTTCCAACAGCACAAGCGAAAGAAGTAAGGACTTGAGAGATTTACGGGATATGACAAAGATGGAATTAAGAGATGGCCGCGAAAAAAGAAACGAAAGAGCAATCGATCGAGGAGATTATTGCGCACAGACGAAGCTGTCTCGACACGGAAGAGTCAGACAGGGAAGCGCTGACGGAGTATGTTCGTCAGTTCGCAAAATCGAAACGCGGAAATACGATTCTTCTTTCACGCGAAAGTGGAATTCCGAATGCCAAAATTTCAAACATGCTGAATCAAACGGGAACGTCTGTTGGAATGGAGACGCTCGTAATCCTCGCCCTAACAATAAAAAATCTATCCGAAAGATAGATTTTATTCTTGACAATTCTATCTATTCGATAGAATTACTTTCCCACAATAATAACCCAACCAAAAATAAAAAAGCCCGGCGGCAACCGGGCTCCGAGTTAGACAAAAGTCCAACGACTGACTTCTGTTTACCTCCCCTTTTATTTGCGGTCAACCAAAAAATTTAGGAGATACCTATGGTTCCAAGATACTACCTGTCAGACCGTGCCCGGATTGCGTTTGAGTGTTTCGAAATCCGTAACGGTTACAAGCCCAACCACAAAGAGCAAGTTGAGATATTGCGAAACGAAGGGTTTAACCCGACAACAATTGCATTTTTTATGCAATGTGTTCACACAACTCCCAGGCATTCTAGCGAGGTGTTCGCATGAAGGCATTGATAAAAATCAAACAAAGTCCGATAATGGATAGGAGACATGTCGAAGAAAGAGACGATAAAACAAATCATCGAACACAGACGGAAGTGTGTGGATTCGGAGCAAGAACACCGCGAAGCGTTAATAGAATACATTCGAGAGTTTGTGCGGGCGAAACGCGGGAACACAGCTTTACTTACTCAACAAACCGGCATTCCCGGATCACGCATATCCCATCTGGTCAACAACTCTGGCCGACCTCCGGGTATGGACGGACTTCTAACGCTTGCGGAGGTAATTCAAAAACTGCACAAAGTGTAAATTTATTCCTTGACAATGTTGCACAATGTGCAACATTCTGCACCTCATACAACTTAGGAGGTGCAGCGTGAACCCCGACACAGACCACCAAATGGACGCACTACGTAATATCGTCCAACTATCTCAAGACGTGCAGGCTGTCCGTAACTGGATCGATGCGAGTGAACGTATAAGTGAGATCCCATTAACCGAAGAGGACAACAAGCTTATCGAGGACTCACTTGATGATGTTATGCGCACCGTGGAAAAACAAAAACAGAACGTAAAAGAATCTCGTGCCCGTCTCCGTGCTTTGTTTGTGAGTTACAGACAGACAATCAGGTATCTCAAAGGACAAGTCAAAGAGCGTGATGACCTCCTGATGACACTCCGCGCGGAAACGGATGCAATGGCCCACGTACTTCAAGACATCAAAAAATCATACAGAGTGGACGAGGTGGCGTGATGAGCGATTTAAGAAGGATTATAAAAAAACCGATAATAGAGAAAGCCGATGTCCTCAAAGAAACAACCATCAGTAGATCAGATTATAGCCAAGTGGGACGAGTGTCTAGAAGGGGAAGAGTTAGACAGGCAAATTTTAACGAATTACATTCGGGAATTTGTAGAAGCACAACGCGGAAATCAAGCCTTACTTGCGAGAGAGAGCGGAATCGATCCTCCTGTAATTGTACATTTGCTCAAAAAAACTCAAGACCCCTCATTCGAGAGAATCTTGAAACTTTCAAAAATCGTTCAAAAATTGCTAAAATATCAATAACAATACTTGACAATATTGATAAAATAACAACATTATCCCTTCACGTTAAAAATGGGAGGGATAAAATGAATTTCGCATTAAGGAATTTTAATGGAGCACCAATAGGATATAGCGATGACGGACCAACAATTACAAAAAATCGCTTCCACGGTAATAAAGCGACGTCGGGAAAATCTGGATTCGGAAGAATCGGACAGGCAAATTCTAACGGATTATATCCGATACTTTGTGGATCAGAAAAGAGGGAATGCGGCTCTTCTCGCAAAAATGAGTGGTGTTCGACTCGGAACAATTTCAACAATTACAACAGGAATTGGCAATTTATCTTCAATGGAGCGATTGCTTATTCTGTCAGAAACAATTCAGAAAATTCTAATGTCTTAAAAATTAATACTTTAGTTCTTGACAATATCTTAAATTTTAAGACATTATCCCTTCGCAATTCAAAATTCAATTTTGGAGGAGAAGGGAAATGACGACAAACGAAAATCAAAACATTGCAACCCAGACCAATCAACTTCCTGGGCTAACAGTCAATGAGAGCGTAGACGGATTAAAGTCAAACATCGCAGTCATTCAGCGCGTAATGAAGGACGTTATGCGCGACGGAGAACACTACGGTGTAATTCCGGGGACCGGAAAACCGTCTCTTTACAAATCTGGAGCCGAGAAACTTTCATTCGTTTTTCGCCTGGCAACTGAATACACTATCAGACAAACAGATTTGCCTGGAGGACACAGAGAGTACGAAGTGATTTGCAAACTCTATTCGATTGAGACTGGAAAATTTTTAGGGTCTGGCGTTGGGATTTGCTCAACGATGGAAAAAAAATACAGATATCGAAACGAATATAAGGCAACCGATGAACCTGTTCCGAAAGCGTATTGGGATAACAAACAAAATAAAAAATATCTACCGAAAGGAATGTCTGTAACCAAAACCGAATCGGGATGGAGGTTAGCGAGGATTGAGCAAATAGAAAATCCGGATATTGCTGATTGCTATAATACAGTTCTGAAGATCGGAAAAAAACGTTCGCAGGTTGACGCAACACTCACAGTCACAGCAGCGTCTGATATTTTTAGCCAGGATATTGAGGATTTCGTGGAGGCGGATTCTGTTTCGGAACAGGAGGGCGCACGGCCCGAGAAAGAAATTCCTCCTGCACAACTAGAATCGCCCGCTCCGAAAAAAGATTCAAAAACTCTTGAAACGAAACTTACAGATACCAAGGCGTGGATTGACGGAGTCCTGGGCAACGAAAGCTTAACTCAAAAAGAAGCGATTCAAAAACTTTCATCCTGTAGGAAACGGTGGGAAGGGATGTATCAAGAATTTAGCAAACAGAACAAAGTCGCACTCTATCAAGAGGGACTGACGCACTTCGACCGTGCATTAGGCGCGCTTGGGCATACGGAAGAGGGGGACTTATCCTAATGGCTGCACTCGCAACACTTAAACTATTCGAACTCGACGATCTGTATTATCAGACACTCTACTCCGCGATTAATCCGGACACGGGTGAAATTGTAGATGAGGTTCTTGCGCAAAAACTCAACGATATTGTTGAGGCTAAGGACAAAAAGCTGCTCAACCTTGGATGCATATATTGCGAACTCGAACTTGAGGCAGCAGCTTTAAAATCAAAAGAAGCCAATCTTAAAAAGAGGAGAGAGGCCCTTGAAAAAAGGTATAAGAGCCTTTTAAGATTTATTAAAGCTAATCTGCAAGAGGGCACTAAACTCAAAGACGATAGAGTTAAACTCTATTGGCGCAAAAGCGAATCCTTGGATGTAAAAATACCTGATAATCAACTCCTTACCGTGCTCGGCGAAGAGTTTACAAAAATTGAATATAGCCCAATGAAAAATGAACTCAAGGCTGCTATTAAATCAGGGAGATCATTTAAGGGTGTCGAGTTAATAGAGAATCAAAATCTACAAATAGATTAAGGAGCTATGCATGGATAATCAAAAGAGAGATAGAATTAGAATTTTGAATCAATACGACGCGCTCTTTGATGATAAGTGTGATGAATCATTGGATGAGGTCACTCACATCATTGCAGGACTTATAGAGGTCGACGAAGACCTAATTCGTCAGACCGTCCTCGAAAAATGGTACGAGGCCGCATAAGAATAAGTAGCGTAATCCCTGGCACGGCAGGGATAGGGGTATCTCCTAAGTTTAGCCGACCGTGCGCGGCACTTTTGGATTTTCGGAGATTAGCGAGCTAATTTTGGGTAGCACCCACCATTCTAGATTATGGGCAAGCTCGGATCCTATAGGGAGCTTAACGACGAAATGTTTACTAAACCTTATAGGCTCTCCGAAAATCCAAAAGGAATAAAAGAGGAATTATGAAAGTTAAAACATTAATTAAGAAACTAGAGAAATGTAATCCAGAAGCAATTGTAGAATTCGGCACAGCTTCCGGATCTGAGTCAGATAAGGTGATCGACGTTTTCGCTGAAAAGAATGAAAAAATAGTAACACTTGATCTCGTATCGACTCATTTTTTCGGCGAAAAAGCGGATTGGTGATGCTATGAGTTTTGAACTATACTATTACGATTTTATAATACTCAAACAATATGCAATACTAACCGTGTGGTATAGTCTTGCGCTGGCATGCGCATCCACGTCTTTTGTTGTCTGCTCTATATGTGTGCGGACTTTAATCAAACTATGGAACCCAGCTTAAAATTTTTGATCGGATTAACTGCAATTTCCGTTGTATCGGTGTTTTACTTTTTGCAGTGGTTACACGGTAGATCAGAGGATTATGACGCTGACGATCTTATACAAAAGTGGAGTTACATACGCAAAAGTTATTTAACACAAGAGGACGCCGCTTTAAAGGCTGCAAATTCTACTGATAAAGCTAAAAATACAAAACCGGTTTCTTTTTTGGACCCGACAAAGCGACATAAAGGACAGTGAGGGGGAAGGATAATCATGGTTGCGGATACGCAAAACGAACACATAAATATTATATTACAAAAACATAAATTTACTCAGATCAGGCCGAACGAATGGAATTTTGTTGGAACTGTATATACGAAGATGGCTTTAAAATACGGGACAATGGAATTTCATCACGTTGATCTTTGTAGTAGTATAACAATAAATATTAGTGATCAGATTATAATCAAAAAAAACAACTCTGTTGTTTTTGTAACAGATAGTCTGGATGATCTTGATAGTTATCTAAACAATACTCTCTACCTGGTCCCGCCTTTGTCTAAGACAGAGTGTGTCGTATGAATGCCGTTCCACGTCCCAATCGGCCCGAGGGATCTTCTTATGCTGTTGTTGATTTTAATGTTGTTAACGGATTCGGACTGACAGACGGAGAGAAAATAATTTTTTCGCTGATTCACAATCTTAGTAATCGGAAGGAAGGGTGTACTGCAACTAACGATTATTTTGCGAGACTATTAGAGAGGTATAACCCGTACGAAAAAGATTCTGAAAAACTTTTGGCGGAAAAAACGAAAGCTGAAAAAGCCATTTCGGCCTCTATCTCAAGGTTAGCAAAAAAGGGTGCGATAACAGTCAGGCTTTTAAAAACAAAAAACGGGACAAGTCGGTTTATTTTTTCTAACGTTCGAATCATCAAACCCACTCCACAAAATATAGACCCGGGTCCACAAAATGTGGAAGACCCCCCACAAAAAGTAGAGTGGGGTCCACAAAATATAGAGTGCATGCACTCCACAAATTATGGAGCAGATATTAAAGGGGATAATAAACTAGATAGTACAAAGAAAGAAAAAGAGGTTTCTTCTGAAACTATTACATTTGTAAACGTTTATGAAAAAACAAAAGAGCTTCTCGCTTCAAGGAATATCGAATACGTTCATACTGTTGGAAAAGAAACCTCTGCTTTAAATTGGTTTATGACTTCTGGTCTTTCGGCTGATAAGATTATAGAAGTTGTATCTAATCTTATACGGATCAAAGAGTCTAAGGAATTCAAAGACGATCTTAAATTTTGGAAACCGATTCCGATCACAATTGCATCTGCAAAATCTTATTACGAAAAAATACAATCAACTATAGTCGCGCTAAAGTTGCCATCCTCGGAACGACCAACACAAACTAATCACCAACCAGATTTTGAATACTTCGAGGATTATATCCAGGCACAAAAAATATCACCGACAACAAAACAGTTTATCCTAAGTGCAAAATCACCGGAGGAGTATTACGATCCAAATTCGACAAACCCTAAAATTACATACGCGAAATCATTTTACGAAACATTCAAAAAATCTAAACAAGACAAAGGGGAGCCATGCAAGTTCAAAAGACCAGCCGCAGCATGACGAACGAACAATTGGGAGCGTCAATTCGTTGGCATCTTAACAGTGGATATCGTATTGAGCGAACATACGAGATACTTGCGGATCGGGGAGCGACGTTAGCGCTCGTGACTGAGATCTACGAGAAAATAGGAACTGAACGTGCCGAACTGGCGAGGAGAGGAAAATGAGTCAAAATAAACTGCTTAGGCAATACGAGGTTGTAAACTTCGCAATCAAAGAGGATGGAATGGAGTTTCGATTCCGAGACAACTACTCTCGCCGGGCTTTCGTCCTTCCAGAGTTGGAAATCTCAGACGAGAAATTTTTAACCGCATTTAACGCATTCAAAGCGGACGTGAACGAAGTTTGTGAAATGGATCTGGATCCGGAGGACATCTTTCTAATTCAGCCCACACAGGTTTTGTTTTCCTATTCGTTGAAAAACGGACTACAGATCCAAATCGAAGCGATCAAGAAACTCTCAGAAAGTGGCGACGCTTGGAAAATTAAAACTCCGAAACGTTTTGAAAAACACCGCGTTAAGGAATTCAAAATAACAGAGTCGTTTTTTTCCCGGATCGAGAATTTCAAAGATCAGGCGAACAGGGTGATTAGAGACGGAAACCTGGTTCAGGTTGCGAAAGTGGCAGAACAGCCACTACTATTCAATCGGAACGACGCGGCTTAACTCGTGAAACCTCAACGTGACGTCACACTCGATCAATTCCTTGAAGCGTTTGAAGAGGGGGAGCGGAGGGCTGCGGAAAAACCAGCAGTCGTTTCTAACATGCGCGTTGAGGATCGCGGGTTTTTCACGGAGGAGCGATTCTACAGAGTCGAGTCACGTAAAACGGGTGAGCTGTGTTTTGCGTCTCGCTGTCTTGAACAAACAGCAGAACGCGACGGTTGCTATCAGGTTACTCGTTACTCAGATCACAGACGTCGCTGGGTAACGACAGAGGAATTTACCCAGCAATTTCGGAGACTCAAAGGAGTTCCGGAGCGCATATACGTTAGTGACGCGTTGGGCGTAAGTCCGGACTGGAAGAAAACGGCAATTGAAGAGGATAACGTGGCGAGTGCTTTGCTGTGGAGTTGGTTTAATAGCGTGAGAAAGAACAAACAGAGTAGGGAGGTTGCGTAGTTAGATGTTTATCGCAAAAAATTCGAATGGAAAATTTTCGGAAACGGGGTCGCTGGAATGACTGTCGAGCTTAAGACAAAAATAAAACCGGTATCCGTAAATAGAAGATACGGCCTTTCAAAGAATAAAAAAAAGTTAATATTATCAAATGATTATAGATCTGTTAAAGAAGGATTACAATATGATTTTAGATCACAATGCTTATGTGGTCCAGTAATCTTGAACGAATGCTCTGTGGAAATTCATACACCTTATGAACGTCTTGATATTGATGCAATTGCGAAAATTCTTTTAGATGCGATGAATGGAATCGTATATAAAGATGATAGGCAAGTTTATCGTTTGGTGATGGAAAGAAAAATCCGTGACGATATAAGAATCGTTGTGACGGAGAGGGAAGGAATATGAACTTCGAAGTAGGTAAATTTTATAAAATCCCTTGCGCTGAATTAATAGGACCTAAAGGCAAAAGAGTTTTTGTCCCAGTTAATGGCCCTGAGCATTCAGATCCACAATTCGGAGCGAAGTGGGATGGTTTCTGTGATTGGATCACGGAGGTGTGCGTATGAAAAAAAAGAAACCACTTCTCGCGAATTTGGATTTCGGATGTTTTCCCGGAATGATCGCTTTCAGTTGCGGAGCTTCTTACGAGGAAATCCATAAGTCTTTTGAGAAAAACAGTCCTTGGCAAGTCGGACTCGAATCTCATAAAGAGGCGATCGAAAAGTGCTTTGGTCTCGGATGCAAGTCTGTCGTTGCGAACGCGAAAACAGGGAAGGTTACTCTATGCTTTTACATAATCCTGAAAGACTTTTCTTTCCGAAGAATCGATCACATAGCGATTCTTGCTCATGAGATAACTCATATAAATCAATTCTATCTGAAGGACATCTTGGATAGGAATAGGGAATTCGAAGCCGAAGCTCATTTGCATACTCACATCATGATTCAGTGTTTAAAAGAACTAAGGAAGTGGAAGAGATGAACGAACTTTTGTTTAAGGAGATTCCGAAAAAAGCGATCTCCATACGTCAGCCGTGGGCAACTTTGATAACGACCGGATTGCTTACCAGAATCGAAGATCAAAGCTCCGTATGGGAAAAGAAGGAAAGTAATAAGGAGTAGGAACGATATGAAAGTGTTTTTAATTAATGATTACGAATATTGGGCGTCACCGTCTTTACGACAACTTGCACGTTATCTCATTGCTGGCACTAGTGAGTCTGTTAAGGAGTTTCTTTCAGAAAACGTATTAGAGATTGTTGATATAGACGAACGGTATGTTTGTGGAGATGATGCGGCAACGCAAGATTTTCTGAAATTTGGCGGAACGGAAGAAGATCGATATTGGTTGGAAAAATTGGGGGCAGTAGTCACCTTTAGACGTTATATAGAACTTTGTATCGACTCGGGCCATGATCCAAATTGTCCTTTCCCCATTGCGGGCAATTGTTAATAGTTATGGCATTAGGAAATCGAGGTTGTTTTAGGAGTTAAACAAGATGTCATTAAAAATAAAATTCTTACGCAAGATTGTGGATCTTAAATGGTTCCTCATTCGGCTAAGGCGTAATGGTAGTATTAAATTAATAGGTAAAAGTCCATTTGATTCATTTATATGTGTTTACTTGAATCATTATTATAGCCTTACCTCTCAAGACAATAAAGGTTTAATTATATTAAATTTATATTATTTTACTTATGATGGGACAGCACTCAAACGTTTGTTCTTTGAGTTTGGTTTATTGGGAGTTTCGTTAGATGTTTGGATCATATTGTGTGGGAGGGTAGGGGAGGAATAAGTATGGATAGAGAACAAATGACTTCACAAGAACGCCGTGAATATATCGCTGAAAAGATTTTGGGATGGAAATTTCTGCCCAACCATAAAGACGAAAGTGGATTTTATCTCATGTCAAATTGGGCATATGATAACGGAAGAATAATAAAAATGCCTAAAAAAGCAGTAATAGTGGAGGAACTTCCCGATTTCGAATCTCTTCCGGAGTGGGTTAGTCCTTTATGCGAAGAGATATTTCCGATGCTTGCAGGAGAAAAGTGGATCATTTCGTTTTTATATAATGGACACGTGAGCGTGAATGATGGTCCTCGATGGGCAACATTAGACATTAGAACAGGACCGCTTGCGATGGTTCTTGTTGATGCACATATAAAAATCACAGAGAAGAAACAGTATGAAGAAACCAAAAACAAATCACATTAAGCAAATATACAACCTTCTCTATTCGCCACTTATCACACCCGAAAATCTCGTCGATAATTTGCGGGAAGATACCTATACATCAATCCACTTTTACAAAACAGATGAAGGTATTATTGTTGAAGTAAATGCGATGCTTAGTAATGAGATTGTTACATATAGTTATTATTTTGATAAGCAGGAATTGCTCCAATCCGTGAAAAAAGGATCTGGCAATAATGTTGAGTCATTATTTAACCGAAGTGAGTCTTATTCATTATTTACAAGAGCATTAAAACAATGAATCCACTAGAAGAAATTTTAGATATAACTCTCGATATAGATGAGTTATATTATAATATCGGAAAACATAACAAAAGGCGAATGTTGTTGGTTAAGTCATTACTACCGTATTCGATTGGTGATGATATTTTTATATTAAATCAACGTCATGAGGGATGGTTTAGGCTGGAAGACATTTGCCATGTGGAGAGTAGAATGGTAAAAAAAGATCTTATAATAATTATCCACTTGGGGATTCGAGCGATAGGAAAAAAAAGAACTTCGATCGGTGAATTTATCATAGTTCGAACTTATTTGAATAGAGATATGCCTTTGAATGTTTACGATAATGCCTTGATTTTAGAGGTTAGAAAAAATGGAGACAGACAGAATGGATGAAAGAATTTTACGGGCACTTGCTACTATAAAAGGGCAAGATTGGGTTTACTGGTTCAGGAAATCAGATTTGGTTACAAATAATAAATACATAGGCAATTTACGTATTACTAAGAAACTTCAGGAAGAGAATTTTGACGATGTATCAAGAACCTATTATGGCAAATACGGAACTGCATTTATAGATCGATCAAGCGATTACGGTGATACTTTTTATGGTACAATTTATTTTAAGCTAAATTCAAGACAACGTTATCTTAAATTTGATTACGCTTGTTAAAAGGGGAAAGTATGACTCTAAAAGAATTGGAAAGCTTTCGAGAGGATTTGAAAACTGTAACGGGATTTACAGACGAAGAACTCGCAAAGCTTGAAACTGAGTTTTCGAAACTTCCGGTATTTCCGGATCTGGGATCAGGTTTTTACGCGGTGTTTGTTGAGGGAGCGGCCGCGTATCGAAATATGCAGAGGGAATTATGAACGTTTATATAATTTCGGAAGCATACGAATGTGAAAATATTTGTATTGTTTTTGCAAAAACAGAATTAAGAGCCAAGAGGTTATATTGGGTTAATAACCTATATAATGAATATAGTGATTTCGATGACTTATATGAGATAGATAAAATATCACCAGAAGATTCATTAGAGATTTTTAAAGTTATTGGGGACTTGCCTGAATTTGGAAAAGTGATTAATGTAGAAGAGGATGAGAATGGGGATTTTAAAAAGTTAAAACCCCTTTTACGTAAAATGAAGTGGAGGTGTGCACATGAGAACATCATGTGTGAAATATGTGGACTTTATCCGCTCGGAATGGACGAATATTTTTTAAACGATGAGGACATTTGCAAAGAATGTGCAAACTTCCGATGACTAACGTCCAAATCATCAAACTTATATTGGTCTACACAGTGCCTTGCGTTGTCGTCGGGTGGGTTGTGATTGCCCTCTTTGTTTGGCTTCCGTTGTGGTGGGTGGTGACAAAGTATTTTGGAGATGAGCGAGATAGGAAATGATTTTAGAAACCTTTTTGTTTGTATTGATGTATACGGTTTTCCCGTGGATAACTTGTACGGCTATTGCCTATATGATTTTTGATATTGTATTACTTTTTGCAGACACTATGTATACGCTATGGAAACTAAAGCAGTTGGAAAGAGCTTATAATTCCAAAAAAAGACATTTCGAAAACCATTTCGTACAATCTGTTAAATGTAAAATGGACAATAGAAGATTGAGGAGGCCGATTCTTTGAAAAAAAATAACGCTAAGGAAGAAAAACCGGGCAAATCGGACAATTTTAGGAAAAATAAACCACCCATGTATTTTGGAGAAGTGCCAAAGATTGTGGCTGATGCGAAGCAAGGTGAAGGCAATGACCCCAGTCTTGGAAACGTAAAAAAGAAAGGGAAATCTTGTGAGTCAGGGAAAGGTAAATATCCATAAGACGGGTAAAGGAACACAGAAAGCAGTTTTTTTTGATATATTCGATCGTAAGTATTCTGTTGAAGAGGCAATTGACGCAAAGAAAAGCGGGCCATCAATTTGGTTTGGAAACGAATTTGGAGACCGTGGACGATTTAGCCAGGAGCAAGCAAAGCAACTTGCGGAACTGCTTTCGAAGTTCGCCGAAACTGGGAAATTGGCATAAGAATGCAATTGAAGTGATCTGGTTTTTTCTGGATCGACCAAAGGAATTATTTAATTCAAAAACAACAAAGGAGAATACATGAAATTCTTGTTCTGCTTAATTTTGGGATTCACGACTCTTAATTGCGGATTCCTGAACAAACTCACTTCCGAGTTCGTAGAATATTCGAAAGTTTGCGTAAACGGCGTCACGTATTTGCAGTTCCCTTCGGGGGTTGCGGTACAGGTGGATCAAAAAGGAATTCCGGTAAGCTGTGAGTGAAATGAAGACTTTGGAAGAAGGTTTATATACAAAGAGCATTATCTACGATTTTGAGAGTAGAAAATCAGTATTAATTGAAATCACATATTTCTATCCAATAGGCGAATCTGTAATATTCAGAGTGAGCAATTTTTTGTTTCAGAAACTCTTAAGGGGCCGAATTCGAAAAGACGGAGTCATCAAATTCGATTCCTTCAAGGCGATCGAAACACTCTCAATGTCGGAAGGAAGAGAACTCGCATGGAAAATTTACGAAGAGGTGGATAAGGTCTTAGAACTACCAGACGACTCTTTCCCACCAGAGACTTTTAAAGAAACGCAACCCCACACAGAAAATTGACCCTTCGGAATGCGGCGAAACTCATGGGAATCTCATCAAAGACTCTCCAGTGCGTCGTTCACGAACTCAAACTTATCCGTTATGTCGAAAAGTTTAATACACAGAACCAACGTACTTTCGACCTCGATGAACCTGACATCGAAAAACTTCTCGATTTAAAGACGAAGTCAGGCGCAAGGAATTGGAAATCGTTTTTGACCATTTTCTCTGATCGTCCACAAATTAAAATATATTCGACTAAGATCATTCACGAGATAGATCCCAGGCTTCTAAAGAAAATTACTAAATGAAACTATCTATTTCAGAATACAAAATGTTTGTAAATACACTTGTGGGCAGTCGCGGAAGATGCGATTCTTGTGGAAACACAGCTACAGAAGTCGGACAGAAAAAACTTCACGTTCATCACCTGATCCACGTTGCGCGCCTCGGCCTTTCGGATCCGGCAATTCTTGATGAAGGAAACATTCTCGTTCTGTGTAATCATTGCCACTCGCTCTTTCATCCACTCAAAAGGGAATACAACTGGTTTATAGCTGGAGTTTCCAGAGGAGTCAACATTGTCAAAACGCACTAAGCCAGAACACGTTGGGAATTCCCGACCACGACCGCTTTCAGTGAAAGAACTCAAAGAAAGTTCAGAAATTACGTTTCTCCGGTATTTACTTAAAGAAAGTCTGATTCGTTATCGTGAAGCCAGGAATCTCGAACGTAACCGGAAGATCATCTATCCAGAGACAACCTCGATTCTCCGCGACTGCGAACGTCTAATTCGCATACTTCGCCAACTTTCTGGAAAAGGAAAAAATCTCGTACCAGAAAAGAAAGAATCACAGGAGTCGATTCACCGGAAAAAAATCTCAATGTTCTAAGTTATGGAAAACAAGAAGGAAAATAATAAGAAAAAACCCAGGAAGAGAGAAAATTCTCTGAAGAAAAAATTGGAGAATAGCGATTCGGAAAAGGAATTCGAACCAGTTCTCACAGAGAAAAACAAGCTTTTTGTCGAAAACTACGTCTTCCATTTTCGACTCAATGGTAAGAAAGCCTATCTGGAAACATATCCTGATGCAAATGAAAAATCAGCGAATGCCGCCGCATCTCGACTGTTAGCTAAAGCTAGTGTTCGGAAGTACCGAGACCAGTTGATCCAAGATGTGATTTCGTCTAAAAAAGACGAACTGCAATTGCTTTTCGTTGAGATAAATCGGGAACTTGTATCCGCAACATTGGCCGATTACATCGATGACACTGGGAATGTTGATATTGAGAAAATCAAAACGCTCCATCCGGCCGCTGTAAAAGAGATTACTACCCGACGCACATTTACGAAAGCCGGTGACGAGATCGTCGACCGGACGTTTCGACTCGCAGATAAGACGAAATCGTTGGAGATGCTTGGGAAATACACGGGAATGTACAAAGATAAAGAAGGCGGGGACGTCCATATTCATTTCGGAACGGAAGAGTCTGGTTTGTGAGGTGCGAATTCATTGAGTGTCGTGATTTTCGATCAGATAAAGTGGAACGAAAAGCAGAAGATGGCCCTCGAACTGCTCTCAGACACAGTAAAGCGGTTCATAAAGTTTTGGGGTGGTAGTCGGTCAGGAAAAACTTTCCTGTCCATCCGAGCGATCCGGATCCGCGCTTTGAAATATCCGGGTTCGAAACATCTCGTATGCCGATATTCGTTTTCGAATGCAAAAAAAACGATCTGGCTTCAGACGATGCTCCCACAATTTAGGAAAGATGAAAAACTTGGCTTATGTGAAATCCTTGAACAACCTGGAATTGTCCGGTATAAAAACGGATCTTACGTTATCCTTGGAGGACTTGAACCGTCCTCGATTGACTCGATTCTCGGGGCCGAATATGCTACTATTTTCGTCACGGAAGCAAATGAAAATAAATGGTCTGTGATCGAGTCTCTTATGACACGTTTGAATGACACTGCAGTCGACGATACCGGTAACATGATCAAAACGCTATTTATTGTAGATCTTAATCCGACGACTAAACAGTCCTGGTCTTATAAAGTCTGGATGCTTGGAATCAACCCAGAAGGAGAAAAACCAATCGGAAATTTTTCTGAGTACGGAAATCTCCACTTCCGGCCAGAAGACAATATCGACAATCTTTCAAAAACATATCTCACAACATTAGATAATCTTTCGGGTGCGAAACGGCAACGCTATCGAATCGGTGATTACGGTTCGTACGAAGGACTTGTCTTTAATTTGGATGAAGAGACGCACATTGTAGATGACTTCAGGATCCCGACAAATTGGAAGAAAGTTCGCGCGATCGACTTCGGATATACACACCCTTTTGTTTGCATTTGGCTGGCTTATGATGCCGCAAATGACTGCATATACTTTTACCGCGTTCATTCCCTTGCACAAAACACAGTCCGAGCACACGCCGAATATATCAAAAGACTTTCTATTCTCGACCTTCCCGAGCAAGAGCAGAATGGCCTAGAAGCTTGGCGGCTTGCGGAAAAACTCTACTCGTCCACGGTAGCCGACCATGATGCTGAAGACCGGGCGACTCTCCATGAATATGGAATTGTAACGAAACCGGCAAACAAGGAAGTCTTAGCGGGAATCGATCACTGTATTGACCTCCTGGATTTCAACGAACATAAGCGACCGCGAATGAAATTTTTCCGTTCTTGCACTCCACTTCTCAACGGACTCAACACGTATCGGTGGCGCTCTGCAGAATCGAAGTCAACAAAGCCAAAGGACCGCGAAATAATTAAGGAAGATGACGACGAAGTTGACGCTATGCGATATGGCACAATGGAAATGCTTCCGAATGCGAAGCCTTTTATCGCTTCGGCCCACGTTGCTCACTAAAAAAATTTCGAATTTCGCTGACTGTTTTTCGTAAAAAAACTACTGTCGAAATAGATGGCGGAAGATCCGAACAAAATTATTTTAGAAAGGCACCATCCTGATATATCTGCACGTCTTGAGGCGTATCAACTTATCACAGATTCCTTTCATGGTGGTTTAGATTACATTAGAAAAGATTACCTCATTCAGTACTTGAAAGAAACTTCAAATGTTTACGAAAATAGAAAAAAAAGATCTGTATTTTTAAATCACACAGCACCAATTGTCGACGTTCTTGTTGGACTCCTTTTTAACGAAAGGCCAAGCCGAAAAGTCCCATCCGAAATCGAAGATATTTTACTTCACGCCAACAAAAGACAAAGTTTTCAGGAATTTTTCCAAGAAGTTGCTACAAAATCACTGCTAAATACCTGCGGAATTCTCGTAGATTCGCCTTCGTTTGATCCAAACGAAATCAAAACCCAAGCGGCACGCAAAGCAGCCGGTTTACAGCCTTACCTGGTCCTTTACGAACTCAATCAAATCCGTGATTTTTCCGTAAATGAAGCAGGAGAACTTCTTTGGATACTTCTTGATAATACGTACGAAGAAGACGAAGATCCTTTTCGTAAAAGAAAAACGATAACACAATATCGACTTTGGACAAAGACAACTTATCAAGATTTTACGAAAGGGGATAAAGATCAGATTGTTACTGCACAAGCGATACCTCACAATATCGGGAAAGTTCCGTTCGTTTTTGTAAGTTGGAACGATAAGACAAAGACACTCATAAATCAAACCGTCTTTGAAGACATTGCAATAATTGATAAAAAAATCTATAATTACCTGTCCGTTGCAGACGAGGTAATCTATTCAGGTTCATTTGCTCTTTTTGCCTATCCAGGTAGCATTCCGGACGCAATTGAAAAATCAGGACTTGCAAGTCTTGATTGGATTACATTTGATTCCAATTCCAGTCACCTTCCTACGTTTATAAGTCACGGAATCGAAGCACTGTCTGGAATCGTATCTTTTATAGATAGCCTTGCAAAAAAAATTCTCCAAAAAGTCGGTCTCGATAAAGACGAAGAAAAGTCTGGAGTTCAATCGGGAAAGGCAAAGTTACTTGAATACAAAGTTGCAAACGCTTTTCTTCTATCCGGGGCGACACGACTTGAAAAGGCCGAAATTGAATGTCTTGAACTTGCACTCAGTTGGCTAAGCTCCGAATTAAAAGCGTCCAAGATTTCAGTTACCTACAAAAAGAAATTCGAATCTGTTGATATTGACAAAGCAATCAACACACTCCTTACGATCTTTAACGATCTTAAATATACTGCCGTCAAGAAACGAGTTGCAAAAGAAATCGTGAACACGGCGTTTCCGGAAATTCCGGAAAAAGAAAAAAATGAACTCTTCGATGAAATTGATAACACGAACGAAGACGAGCTTCCCGGTTTCGTAAAGAAATACATCGAAGAGCAAAGCAATAATTCGGCTGCCCCTTCCGACAATGGAGCAAAGAAGACTAACGGAAGTTCCTCCGACACAGGAACGAAACTAAATCCGGGTGGCGATCCCGATAACAGCGCAAGCGGTTAAAAACCGAGACAGGAGTAAGTATGTTTTTAAGGAATGAGCATAGAGTTATGGAAGAGGACAAAGGTGGCGAAGGTCAAGGTGGTGCTGGCGAAGGTGGCACAGCAAACGAAGAATTTGTGGAACTTAACATTGCCGGAACTTCTCATAAGGTTCCTAAAGCCGTTGCGCAAGCATTTGGTTCTTTGAACAAAAATCTTCGAACAATGGAATCCGATTACAAAACTCTTAAAGATACAGCGACGAGCGCGAAAGGTGAGGAATATCAGGAGTTACTTGCAAAATTTCAGGAACTTGAATTAGAAAAACTTCCGGAAAAGGAAAGGGAAGCGATACGTCTTAACGGAGAAGTCGCAAAACTGAAAGGGCTCCATGAAGTGGAATCGAAAAACTCTGCACGATACAAATCACTGTTCTACGAGAATGCGATTCAAACCGCAATTAACGCGGCGCTCTCCAGCCATGAACTATACGATGCTGAACAAACCTCGCAACTATTGAGAGTGTATGGTAAACCGGCACTCATCGAAGATACAAACGGTGGATTCAGAGTCGTATTAAACATGGATTTCGATGGGAACGGCGTCCAAGAGTTCGACCCAAAAGAAGGGGCGGCAAAATGGCTCGGCCTTTCGAAAAATGCAAACTTACTCAAAAACAATTTAAACCCAGGCGCAGGGACACCGTCCGGTGGAAAGTCTGGGCCCGGCGGTTCTCGTGTATTTACACCTGAGTCTTGGCAAAGGGAATTCTCCAATGCAAAGGATGAGAATGCACGAAAGGAACTCATGCGAAAAGTTAAATCCGGGGAATATGTCGTAAAAACAGCCTAAGGAGAATTATAAATGGCTAATACACTTCTCAATCTAATTCAGACATATCTATTGCCGCAGGTTCTTCCTGTGCTTAGAGAAAGTCTTCAGATGCCTGCTTTGATTCGTCGAGATCTTGACGATGTAGCACAAAAAAAAGGCGACACGATTCGTGTTCCTTTACCGCAAAACATGGGACCAGCTCAGAACATGAACACTGCAACAGGATCAACATCGACCGATCTTGATGATCCGTATGTTGATGTGAAACTCGACCATTGGAAATATAAACAATTTCAAATGGACGACAAGGAAATGATGGATTCTCTTTCGGAAGCAATCATTCCGTCTGGTGTAGAGGGCGCAATCAAATCGCTTGCTAACGATATTGATCTATCACTCTTATCTCTGTACAAAGATATTCCATATTTTTCAGGGACGGCGGGAGTAACTCCAAGCACTGCAGATTCGATTATCGACGTTCGCAAGGCATTGCAAAAAAACCTTGTTCCACAAGACAGTCGCAAGCTAGTGCTTGATGTCGAGGCCGAAGCGAATTTTCTCAATATCTTCAAGGATGTCGATAAAACAGGTGAAACCAGCGCTTTGAGAGAAGCGTCAATTGGAAGAAAATTCGGTTTTGATACCTACTCAGACCAACTCGTTCCTTTCCACACAAAGGGAACCGCAGCTGGATCTCTTCAGGTAGCTGGAGCTGTTGCACAAGGTGAAACTGTTATGAACATCGACGGGGCAGGGGCATCTCAAACTTTGAAAAAAGGTGATCTCCTTACGATCGGCGCTCTTCAGTTTGTAGTAACTCAAGATATTACAGCAAACGGATCAGGTGTTTTCACTGGTGTGCGGTTATATCCAGAAGCTCCTGTTGGTGGAATTGCGGATAATGTAGCGATTACGTTAATTGGAAGTCATACGCCAAATTTAGCGTTTCACAAAGACGCTTTTTGTTTAGTGATTAGATCTTTAAAAGACGAAGAATCCGAAAGTTCAACAATCGCGGCTGCAAAAGATCCGATTTCCAACATTCCATTGAGGGTAGAAACCTGGAGAGAGGCCGGGAAAGCGACAAGATTTTGGCGCTTTGATATTCTATATGGATTTGCAACACTCAGACCAGAACTTGCAGCGAGACTGTTGGGATAAAATCAAGATCCGGGAAGAAATTCCCGGTTAGGAAAAATTATGGAAATTGAATACATTACACTCAGGAAGCAGACCGCGAAGGGAATTTTCCCGGTCCAGGTTCCGCCGCATCGCATCCTTTACCATTTGGAGAACGGTTATCTTCCTCCCGAAGGAGTTTCCGAAGCAGATGCACTGAAATCGGCAAAAAATTTTTTCGAGCAGCATCAAGCAAAACTCGTGAAAGAATCGAAAGGTGAAAAGCAAACAGAGCCAGATTCCAGTAAGAAGGAGGCGACTCCGAAAGCGACATCTCCGAAGGAAAAGAAGAAGCCCGAAGGAGTTTCCGAAGCAGATAAAACCGCAGATACGCAACCGGCACAACCTGCCGAAGAACAACCAACTCAAACCGAAGACTCTCATGGAGTAGAAGGACAGTAACCGTGCGTTTCGGACTGGTGACAATCAAAGAAGCGGATGACTTTCTTCAATATCTCTCAGGTGGAAACGCCTGGAGAGATATAAAGAGAAAGGAATATTACGCTTCTGGAATGGTGACAGCACTCGTGACAGCATTGGTCGGGTTCGATGTTGATTTTACCACAGGAGTGACAGCTCTTGTAGTAGGGGAAACTCTCGATATTGATTTCCAGCTTGTCAAAGTTGTATCTATCGAAGGGCCGCTTAACGCAACGATTGAACCTATCGAACAAGATGTCATCACACCAGTCCGTTTTCGTAGAATTCCGGATACCGAGGTCGCTTCTCTCCAAACTCTTTACGAAAAGAAGAGAGAAGCACTCGTGACAGCGGACATCAAACTTAATAGCTCGACTGCATTTAGATACGATCTCGTCTCTTCGGAAACTCTTCGAAAAGCGCAGATCGTTTTTGCACTTGAGCTTTTTAAAAACCCAACTGGAAACAAACACGCTGAAAATCGTGCAAACGGGATTCAGTCTTATTCGATTTCTGACATGAGTTACACGTACAAAACCGGCTCCATCCAGGACATTCCGGAATCGGTTTTTGATCTCGTAAAAAAAGAAGGCGCTCCAGGTGCAGGTATGTTTGGACAAGGAAGGTTTGTATAATGGATCAGGCTGACCAGCTCATACAAGAATTGGCCGAAAGACAATTCAAATTTCTCCGTACACTACTATCAGACGTTGAACACCGTCTTGATAAGTATATTACAGAATACGCATTAAAAGTGAAAGAATATCTTATTTCGGTAGGACAGATTCCTGGAAATTACGAGTTGTTTGTTGAACGTAGATATAAAGAGATCATTGCCCTGTACGATGAATATCTACTAACATTTCAAGGAGGAATTGCACCAACTCTTTTCCCATCCTACAATGATGGTCGGAGAATAATTGAATTATTCTTACACAAATCTGGAATCAATTATTCATCAGGTGTGATTGATTCAAAAACAATTTCTGCTCTTGTCCGAGATGCCTCTCATGATTTCCGAGTTGCTATTGATTCGTCAAAGGACATGTTTAAATCTTTTTATAAACTTTCGAAACAAGGAATTTTTACAGAAAGTGAACTTTCAATTGCGGCTGCAAAAGGAATTTCTTTCCGGGGTAGTCCTGGTGACGTTCATCGAGCAATCCGCGACCTGTTCCTAAATTCTGATATTCGTAAAACTAAATTCACTACTCTTTTTTCGGCAAAGGACAGAGAAACGAGACAATTTTTTATAGATAAATTTGGAGAAAAGAAATTCTTAGAGTTAGAAAAGAAAGGCTCTAAGTTATTAAACAAACAATATATCCGAATCGTGAACAAGAACGGTGACGACATGTATTTTACAGTCGATCGTTATTCCGAATTCGTCGCAAGATCACGAATCACAGATTCCCAGGTGTCCGGATCGATTGAAGAAGGTGGACGAGCAGGAATCATTCTTTATAAGGTTCCTGGACATCAAACAACTGCAGACGTTTGTAAACCGCATGAAGATGTAATCTATACAACAGACAAGGAATTGTCAGAAGCAGGCGTTTTTCCGTTCCTCTCACAACAGAATAAACCTGGTTATCACCCGATTTGTTCCCATAGAATTTTCCCTTATCCTATTACAAAATCACAACTCTATTTGATTACAGTACAGAAGGCCGGATCGAACTTTGCAAACGCCTGGTTCCAAAAGCGTGGGTATGTCGTTCCTGTAGGAGTCGCCGCGTGATCATCAAAGTTATAAAGCCCGTTTACGATAGATATAACGAGATTATTCCAAATCAAACAACCACGATTGAAGTAGATGCGATAAGAGTAACGTCATCAACACAAATCAAAAAAAGTCCAGAAGGAGAACCACAATACACTTCTGTGAAAATAATTTTTCCAGCAGGATCGAACGTCCAATCGAGAGATAAGATTAAGTGGGAAGGAAGAGACTTATCTATTATTGATTTTTATTCCGCAAAAGACGCACTTGAAAACGAAGAATATATTCGGGTGTTTGCATAATGGGTTGGGATACAAATCAAGAAAAATTCGACAAACAGATGGATCGACTTGCGTCAATAGGGAACGGCAACCCTGAAGATCCATTAAAAACTGTTTTAAAGGAAGGACTTTTTAAGTTGAATGATATTATTCAGAACACAAATCCACAACCTCAAAGGCAAACTGGGAACATGAAATCTGCATTTGAAATTCATGTTGGAACGGACTTTGTGGAAGACGGAAAAATTCCAGCACCTGGTCGATTGAAAATTCTTCTTTCTCCAAATCTAAACGGACTTAGTCCGAACGAAGGTCGTCTTTTCTACATTGCGCCTTATGCACCTGCACAGAATGCCGGACAGATGAAACGTTTAGGCAAATTGATCACTTTAAAACCAACAAAACCAGGAACGGGACCAGGTTGGTTTACGAAACTAAATCAATCTTCAAATAAGCAAGTTATTCACGATTTTATATCAGAAAGACTTTCTGAAGTTATAGACGAAGAGGCAAACACGTAATGATTCCAGCGGACTCAGACATCAAAGAAGAACACATTGTAGAATATATTGTATCGTGGTTACGAACTCTTCCACAGTTGTCTTCTGTCACAAATAAAATTCAAGCTTTTGAATTACTTCCAGATTCACCAGTTGATTCAGTCCTTGTTCTTTTGTCGGAATATGGAAAACCTAAACCGGAAACATTCGCAGAATCTTATATAGAAATTATTTCTTGTGGGAAAACACTGCGTTCCGCAAGAGAAATTGCATTCTTAATTTATGATACGCTTCGGTATCGTTTCCAGGTAATGCTTCCAACTCCATTTCCGCTTCCACAAGGAATGACAGTGGACCAACTTCCACCGATAGAGTTGAAAAAGATCGCGGCGTCTGGTCGGATTCGCATCGCAGGTAACCCGATGAATGGCGAATACCGTTATAGCACTACATTTATTTTTAGTTAGGAGGAATCGTGGAAGACAAAAGTAAAGAAAAGCTTGTTGTCCTAATTCGTAAGACTCGAAACGGCGATATTACGGCAAAGGTAAACGAATCAGAAGTTGAAGAGTTTCTGAAAAGTGGGTTATATAGACGTTTAACCGAAACGGAAGAGTTGAAACTCTATCCGAAAGAGGAAAAGTCACCTGAAACGCAAAAGGTAACTAAGGTAAAAAATGACTGACGTAATTAAACCAGAAGGCACATCGCCTTTAGGTAGACCTACGGGTCACCTCGGTCCAGTAACAGGACGAGTAGGAATTCCTATCGCACGCAGGCCAGTCGAAATTGGAAATATCACCACAGTCGCAGGTTCGACTATTATTACGGGATCTGGAGGGACTGACTTTACAAGAATCGAACAAAGGGCAAGGCTCAAAATCAACACCTTGAACGGGCCTGAAAATGGATTGGTTAAAGTTAAGAATATAATTTCAGCAACTCAGATTGAATTGTTTGAACCAGTTGGTGTAACACTTGCAAATCAATCGTATAAGATCGCGGATCAGTATAACCTAGGTCTTGCAATTGATTCGTCAATGAAAGAATCTCGTGGGTACGCTGACTTTATAGCAATGCAAACCGGAAAAGCGGCATATAAGAAAATCCTAAATTCTTATTTTGTGACCGTTGAGGTTCAGTTGTTGGAACCAGTTTTAGAACTTCTCCAAAAACTTGATCCTGGATTTAAGATCAATGTCGATGCGTTAACAGGGATGATTAAAGGTGCAGCACAAACCGCTTCTTTGTGGGAAGACATTTTACAAGGTAACGGGCTCGAACTTTCTCTTACCGCGCTCACTGCTCCAAAAACACCTTCGATCGATCCTATGGATACGATAACTTTCCCAGCGACTCGTATCTATCCAGCAGGGGAATGGATGTTTCAAGGTGACAATCCAATTGCCCTAAAAGTTGCGTTCGAAGCACAGTTAGACGAAAGAACGATGTTCAAAGGAAGGCCGGTAGCATACTACCTTGGTGATTTAGGAGCATAACATGGATCAAACAGGGAAAGAATACTCTAAAAAGTTTTATCCTGCTTTGATTAAGACTGAAGACGGGGAAGTTGAAATCCCCGTCTTTCGTTCTGACGTCGGATTACACTTAAGACTATCTAAAGTAAATGCTCAAATTAACAAGATTCGAGAAGAATACATTGGGCTATTTGCAGAATCATTTCAGCTGATTGATGAAGCTTATCAAGATTATCTTGATAATATCGAACTGATCAATCTTGATAAAAAACCAGACGAGAAAAAAGAATTAGCAATCGACAAGATCGGGTTTGCAACACACTACACGACTCTTGCGGATCCTAAATTTGTTGAGAAAATTGATAAATGCGAAACAGCAAGTTTAGCAAAAGCAGAAGAATTCCTAAATACTCTTTTGGAAAAATTTCGTGTGCTTGTTCATGATTCGGATTCATATATTGATATTTTCAATTCTATTCCTTTTAGTGGAACGGATTTTACCGGGTTAACACAATTTACGAATTCACTTGAAACTGAAGCACGAAAATACCGTGGAGAGGGTACTCTAAAAAAGTAGATCCGGACGCGGAACGATTACTTGAAGAAATTCGTTTACGTAAGTCCGGACATTCGTACGAAGAAATATCTAGATATGATTGGGATGAGATTAGGGCTAGAATTATGGCTCTAGATATTCTTGATCTTGAAGAAGATATAAAGTGGATACTTCGTATGTTTTACGGACAAATCGCAGATCCAGAATTATTTAAAAAGAAAGTCAAAGAATTTGAAAACAAAGCATATCTCTTACGTGGAGTTGATACTAGCTCAATTACAAAGTCTTTAGAAGAACTTTTTTGGGAAAATAAGAAACGTGCAGAAGGCACTTGGAAAGATATGAAAGAACAGTTCACGCAAGGTAACGCAATAGATACGACTTCTAGTTAAGTGGAACCGTTATATACGTCTCTCAAGATTGATACCGCGCAATTCAGACGCGAATTAATCGAGATGAAAAAACACGGTCTTGATCTTTCGAAATCATTCGAGAGAGCAGGGATTTCTATCGCCAGTGTCTTTGATCCGAAGACTCCGAAAGTTGCGATAAACTCAATAGCATCCCTCGAAGATAAGTTATCACGTCTCGAAACAAAATACAAAAGACAAGAGATCGGTTCTGCTTCATTTAATCGACTATCAGCATCGATTAAAGAAACAAAAAAGCAACTCGAAGACGCCAATAAAGCAACTCAAGATTTAGAGAAGACAACAGGCGGATTAAAGGCCGCATTCACAATGGCGTTCTCTGGCGTTACTGCTGGAGCTCTCATTTCAAGCGTTCGTTCCGTTATGGACGAAGCGGAAAAAGCAAAGAACACAATGCGCGGTCTTGCGGCCGTCACTCAATTTCAATTTGGAAAAGAAGCCGTACCCGATGCAATTGATAGCGTTCGAAAACTGTCAAGTGAATTAAATCTTAACAAAGATTCTATTGCTGCTGCTTACAAAAACTTTATCTCGATGGGTTATTCGGTTGAGCAATCTACAAAATTAATCAAGGCTCATGCAGATGTTGGCTCGGTATCACGTCAATCCAACTATTCCCTAGCCGAATCTATCGATGTAGCGTCACAAGGTTACAAAAATCAGAACTCCGTTCTTTCCGACGCAACTGGTATTCAAACGAATATTTCCAAGATGCTCGATAAACACGGCATGAAGATGGACGACTTGTCCAGTGCGACAACAAAAGCCGCAGCCCTTCAAGCGCTATATAATGAAACGTTAAAAGAAGCAGAAGCGTTTCAAGGTAAGGCCGCAGAAGCGGCAGCCGGGTACGCCGGGTCAATGGGAGTTTTAGAAAAGAATTCTGCTGAAACTCGTGTTGCCCTCGGGAACCTTTTCCAAGAGTCCCTTCTTCCAATGATCAATTTGGCTGGAAAGGGAACTGGCTTCCTATCCGGATTCTTGTCTGGTAGCGAGAGGGCGACCGAACTTAAAAAACAACTCTCAGACCTTGGGGATCAAATTAAAAAAGTTCCACAGGGAACAGAAGAGTGGAAGAAACTCGATAATCAGATTAAGAAAACTGAATCTGAACTCGAAAAACTTGGGCCTACTGCGGGCCATGTATCAAAGTCGCTTATTGTTGCGGGAACGTCCGGGCTTACTCTTTACTCATCTCTTGTTACGATCACAAAAGGTTTAGAGATGGCCGGTGTTGCAGGAGCCGCGAACTGGACAAAGATTCTAGGTCCTCTTGCACTTGGTGTTACTGCAATGGCTTTCGTCATTGACGTTTCGTACCGAATGAGTAAGGAGGAAAACGAAAAGTTTGGGAAAGATGAAGCTAAGGCGTATGCAGATAAATCTGCAGCAGAGATACGTAACGCATACGAAAATCTTGAGTTAATTGCAAATCTTACAACCGCACACGAAGCAATAAATGAGGAAACATATAAAAGTCAAATTAACTTGCTTAAAGCGTACGGTGTTGAAGTTGATAAGCTATACGGAAAGATGGAAAGGGCTGCACCCGATGGGAAAGACCTTTTCGGACTTAAAGTAGATAAAGCCAAAGCCTTAGTCTCGGAATTAAAAGAACTTGAAAAACAAAAGCAAAACCTAAATAAGCCCACATCTCCTAAAATTAGCGAGGGTGGATCGGGGAAACTCAAACAAGATTTATCCGAACAAAAACGTCTTATAGAAGAGTTTTGGAAAGCGAATCCTTCGACAGTCAAAATTGTTGCAAGTATTCAATCGCAATCTTTTGAATATCTAATCAAACAACTGAGAGATTTTTCACAACGCAAAGGGGCCAAGATCCCACTTGAGTTGGATGGGAAAAAAATCTCGATCGATGAAATCAAAGATAAGGATCAACTCGAACGCGTTGTAAACGCTCTATCGAATAAATATAAGATTTCGCCAGACGTTGTTTTAAAACTTAAACCGGATAATCTGGACGAGCTTGATGCGTTACTTGATGCAGCAAGAAGAGAAATTGACAATAAGATGAAAGCCGGGAAGTTGAATCCGAAAGAAGGATTTAAGCTACACGCAAATCTCAACCGCGCAGAAGATTTTGACAAGGTAAACAGAAAACTCCAGGAATACCGTAGCAATTGGGAGCAATCAGTTGGGCCAATGACACAAGTCGAATCTCAAGCTTTTGAGATTGGCCAACAAATCAATTATGCGACAAATAAATCTCAAGGATTCTTACAATCTGTAACGGCCTGGGGAAAAGTTGGGTTGAGTGTTGTAAGTCAACTTGGTTCCGCATACGTTCAGGTAGCACAAGCACAGGCCCAAGTCGCACAAGTCCATTCGCAAAATCAAATTCAACAAATACAGTTTCAGGCGCAAGTTGCGGAACGAATTTTAGACGCACAGTTACAAGCTTTTCTTTTGGCAAAAGATGCAGAGTTAGCAAAACTCCAAGAGACCCTTGATGCAATGGCCCAAACTGAACAGGAATATGAAGCTGATAAACAAGCCAGAAGAGATGCGGAAGCGGAAAAAATCCGCCAGCACAATGACGAACTATATAACGAGGACGCGAAACGTCTTGAAGAACAATATAATCTCAAATACATCCAGCTTGAAAAAGAACACGGCGACGACATTGATTTCGAATCCAGAAAAAAGGAACTTTTTGCACAACTACAATTAGAAAAGGACGAATTAAGGAAGAGATATAACGACAAAACAACTGCGGATATTAATAAGTCAGAAAAAGACCAAAATGCAAAGGACGAAAAAAAGAAAAAGGAAGACGAAAAGAATCAGAAGGCTATTGCGGAAGAACAGAAAAGAATAGAAGCCGAAAAGGCAGCCGCAACTGCAAAAACTGAAACTGACAAACAAAACGCAAAACGTCTTTCCGCTCTCATAGAGTGGCAAGCAGGAAAGACTGCGTTCGAAGCAAACAAAAAAGCCCAAGTTGCACAAGCGGCGTTTGGTATGGCGCAAGCAGCAATCCAAGGAGCTATTACTTTTGCTTCGATGGTTGCAGGTTACACTGCGGCCGGTGCGGCGTTGGCTGCCCCAACTTTAGGTGTATCCATGATGACAATGCCCGCGATAGGGTTAGCTGCTGGAGCCGCATTAGGTGGTGTAGTCGCTGGAGCAGGAGTAGTGGCTGGCACAATGGCATTGTCCGCAGCCCAATCTCAACAATATCCGCCGTTTATGGCCTTTTCTGGTGGTGGACTTGTACAGGGAGGAATTCCCGGAAAGGACTCAGTTCCCGCTCTCTTGATGCCACAAGAAACGGTGGTTCCCGAAAAAGGGTGGTCATCCTTGGAATCGCAGATTGCGGACCGACTAACGCAAAACGTCACAAACCGATCTGGTGACATTCATTTAACCTGGGCACCTTCTTACACTGGCGGAAATATCCCAGATTTTCAGCAGCAATATGCAGTTTTTAAAAATTGGTTCCTAACAGACCTAAAAGAAGCCGGGGTTTTGGGTTGATAGTAGGCAACAATTTGAAAATCGTATGCAAAAAGGGGACTTTATGAAAATAAAATTTTTAATATTAGCATGTTTAGTTTTTTCGTTATGGAGTTGTTCGATCAAATATGCACCACAACGACTAATCATTCGAAAAGAGATTCTCGTTTTTTGCATGAATGTCGAACCATCTATTTGCGGAATGAATGCATCAGGCTGTGACGATGGCAAAGTGTATGAGTGTGAACCAGATACAATGTTAGAATATTATTTTAAAGGCATGGAAATTGAAAAGAGAATCATGGCTAAGCAGGAGAGAGAGAAAAAGGGATTATGAAATTTATTATCGAAGACAGCCTAGGCAACACGTATAGGGACACACTTGATCCGTGTGTTCTCGTGTCTCCTGTTGACTTCGATCTTTCAGAGAGTGCAACACCCCGATTAGAACAGTGGGGTTCTGTAGACAACTCGAACCCATATATTGCCTCAAGAAAACTCACTCTCTGGATTTCAAAATCTTTTACAAACGATTCGGATTACTTTTATTTTAAATCAAAAACTACCGCTTTCTTTTTGAATAATAAGCCACCATTCTACCTTGTCGATGTCGCTAATCGAAGAAGGACAAGAGTAAAGTTCTCAAAATTTCCGGAACAATTTGATAAAGGGAATGAAGCAAGAATAGAAAAGGAAGTTCCGTTAGAGTTTATTCTTAATGACGTCCTTTGGGAAGACGATGAAGAATCCGATTCGGATTTCCTCCTTCTCGCTTCTGGAGGTTCGCATGAATTAGAACTTCCAGACAGCTATCTCGACGGTTACGGAATCTTCGAACTTGAGGCCGTATCGGATTATAACCCTGATTTTTCTTTTGATCTTTTCGACGAGAACGGAAAGGGCTTCGCAACGATCCGGATACAAAGCCTTACATTTTCGAATTCCACCGAAGTTAACAAGTGGATGAAAATCGATAACGATTATGGTAAAATTTACATTGGAGGTAGACCGAATCCAAATACAGTCATCACCTACTCAAAAAATAATCTACTCTGGACGGGTGGAAACTTTCTTAGATTCCGTGCGGGGATGAACCGGATCGTATATACCTCTATCAACTCTTCACCAATTCTTTTCCGATTGCGATCCCGTGGACGGAGGTCAAACTAGTGGGCTACGCAACTTTCGAGGGGGCAACTTACGGACACGGAGAAAAGGCTGGTGATCCGACCGGTTTCGGATCCTGTTACGGAAGTTCGGTAAAAGGTGAACCTACTCAAAGTACAATTTTCCAAGAATATTCCGGCGGACCTGATGAAGATTCTCAAGTGCAATTTACAACTAGCTCTGGAGCCCTGACAGCAAAATTCCCGCTTGGTGTAAAATACCCGATCGTCTCAAGTCTCAAATATGTTGTAGACGAAACCGGTTCTAAGTCTGGGGAAATGAAACTTGCAAAAAAGCCAGACGTTCCTCTCCCTCGTTTTGCTTCGTTTAAGACTCGGATTGACGACAAGGACGTATTCAAAGGATATATCTATGATCCACCTTCGCAGTTCCAAAAAAATAAAAACGATTTACCATACAAAATGTATGGGATGCGCAAACGCCTTGAAGAAGTTACAATAGAAAATGATCTCAGATGGAATATACAAAGTATTGAAATAACTGGAACGGATAACACAGACGCAATTATTAGAATTTCTGCAAACTCAGTCTATCCGCAAAATCTTTCTTCCGCAACCATCGGCCCAGGAATGAGAGTGAGGATTAGAGAAACTGAAGATTCAGAAAATGAAGGGTATTTCGAAATCTCGGATTTAATTGATAGCCTAACTCTCCGAATTCACAACCCCTCAGTTATAACCCAAACCGTGATCAAGGGGTATATAGAAATATATCCGATTGAGTGGAGTGAACAAACGACACTAATCTCAGATCTTGTTGAACAAGTTTTTAAAAAATACGGACAAAGAATTCCACTTTTTTATTCCAAGAATCTAATACAACCAACGGTAGGGAGACAAACACTTGGCTGGTTAGATATAGGAGGAATGACACTTTGGAAATTCGTTGATCTCATACAACACATGCTTGGTGGACAGTGGTTTGTTGGGGTCGACGGAAATGGATATTATTTTTTACAGGAAAAAAGAACAACTCCAATTGATAAATTATCGACTGGATTTGATTATAACGACATTGAATTTAAAGAAGACACAGAATGGATTTGGAATAAAATAAAACTATTTGTCAAAGACGAAAACGGAAGTGGATCTAAACTACTTTGCGAAATAGAAGACCTCCCTTCCCAACACAAATATGGCGTCAAAGAACCTTCGGGTGGCGGAATTGACGTCCCCGCATCATTTACGGAAGAAATCGGAATGCAGTATCTTCAAGGAATTCTCGCTGTTCGCAAGGATCCCCGATGGGTTATTACAATTAACAACGCCCCATTTAAATATTACGAATTTGGAGACTACGCCATTCCCTCGCCTCCAGGTGATTATGTGCAGACATTAGGAGTGATTGAGTCCCTAACAGGATGGGTCAACTCTGACACAACAAAGGCCGTTGTTTCCCTCGAAAATACAATGGCAATTGAGGGAGCTTTTTCTCAAAAATTTATTCTCCAAAATGCTGACAGCGTAACTTATCGGAAAACCGTCAACAGAAAAGTTTACTCATTACAGAAAATTTTATTTTGGGTCTATTGCACAGAAGCAGAAGACTGGGTAGCAAATCCCGGCGGGTCTATAATTTTTTCGGTTGGTGAAACTACATTCAACGAACACCCGTTTCCGCTATCCATCGGAATCAAGGATTCTTGGATTCCGTTCGAGTGGGATGTATCTGATTTAGGAATTCAAAAAATTGGCGAAATCGGACTTACCTTTAAAAATGCTAAAAACTGTATTCTTTATATAGACGACATTCAATTTCTATCGCACACGACTATCGACTTTGTGGTCCCACTGAAAGAAGTAGAATACAATCAGGGAACAAAAAGATTCTGTAAGTTGTCTTTTGGATCGAAAGACAACCGTTTTGAAAACTACCTAGCAGGGTATCTAACTCAAATTGAAACGCAAAAAATAATGATTAGAAAATAATGGCACTACCACCAATTCCTATCGGTCTACAGTGTATTGACTGGAGATACGACGAGCAGGAAGGCAAATTCATTCCGCAGGAAATAACAAGTGAAGTACACTCAGTAATCGAAATCCCTGAATACGGAGGGAAGCGCGGTTTCAAACTTTTTGAACGCCCTTTAGATGACGGATCAATCCAAGTTTATAAAGGGAATTCTAACGCGGACAAAATATTAGAAAACAGGCAATCTCGTGTTACATCTGTTGCGACTGGCTCACAATATTTTCTTGCGCCACGCGTTGGAATAGTCCTAGTACCGATAGATACACCAATTGGATCCCAATATATTGTCAGTTATTTTGGAGTAGGATCAGTTAAAAACGTCCAAAATGACTTATATATAGAACAACTTGCACTTGCTGAAAAACTATCTCGTGATGGATCTCTACCGATGTTAGGGAATCTGAACGCAAATCTTAATAAGATTATCAATCTTGCGGCCGGAACCAATCCAAATGATTCGGTAAGACTTTCGCAATTAACGACGGTGATAAACAATCTTGCAGCCGAAGTAACCGCGAGAACAAACGCGGATAATTCGATAAATGGTCACCTAGGTCCGCTTGTAAATCTCATCAAGTGGGTAGAGGCGACCGTAAGTGTGCGTGATTTTACAACCGGTCCACAGGGGGGACCAAGCGGAACACTCGGAATGGAAGCTTACGCTCCGCGACGAGGGACTCTTTTTTGGCGAAACAGTAGAGCAAATATTAGCGGATGTGGATCCTATGGATCCGGTAGCACTCCGTTTCAGATTATTGATACTGGAAGCCAATTTGAATTCCGGTGGACAAGCTCAAGCAATGCGTTAATGGAATGGATGTTGCTAAAATGGTAAACCTCTCATGAAAGAATTAAGGTTATTTATGAGACGTGGTGAAGATTTCGCGCATTTTTTTGAATCTTCTGATTTAGAAAACGCGACTGTTTTTTGTCAATTTGCTAGGGTTGGATCAAACAGAAGACAAGAATCAAAAGAATATTTTGAAACTCAAATTGACTTAAGTGGTTATTGGATTCGCAAAAGTACTATGGAGACGGACCTACTCAGTCCAGGAACATATCAATATGATGTACTTGTTAAACGAAATGATCCTGTTTGGAAAACGCATGTTAAAAACTCCATAGAGTATGGTGGGATTCTAGTAATAGAATAAAATGAAGCAACACAAACCGATTATTACTTATCAAAACGAATCGACTGTAATAAATTTTACGGGTATCCAGAATATCGTAAACCCATATGCAACTATTCGCTTACAGGTTAAAAAAAATCCTAAAGCAACGAAAATAGAATTGTCTATTGATTTGTTACCAACAGATCCAGGTGCTAATTGGGCCCAAGGGATTGTTGTGGCCTATGTTCAACCAGGACACACCGTAGGGATGTTAGGAGACGAACAATATTTTTACGATTTGCTGATTTCGCGATCTGGTGTAAAAAATTATGATTATTACGGATCGTTTAAATTAATCGGTACAATCACACGAGATGGTGACGTAAGTGACCCCACTCAAGTGCAATCAATTTTAGCAATGCTTGCATCAACGAATACCGGCCTCGGTGCTTGGCTGATTGGTGTTGATGCGTCATATTGGACGACAATCCTTGGATCACCGAATTTAATATTAGAGCGTTGCCTCCGTTGGCTCCGAGAAAATAAACTATCAAAACTAAATCCATTTGCTGGACAGAGACTACTTAAATCAGGTGCAACTGACTTGGATGTAGTCGAAACTGGAATCACAATTGACAATCAAGACAACGTAACCGGTGTCCGTAACCTGTCACTGATTGACCAACCCGCCAATGCGACCCACGCGACACGGCGCGACTGGGTGGAATCGGAGATAGCCACACGTTTGGATGTGGCTATCAATGCACTTGTGAACGGGTCCCCAGGTGCACTCGACACCTTGCAAGAACTTGCAAATGCAATGGGCAACGACCCGCATTTTGCGACGACAGTATTAAACGCGCTTGCAACTAAAATTCCGATCGTGGAAAAGGGAGTTGCAAATGGTGTTGCAACGTTAGGATCAGATGGCCTTATAATTCCGTCGCAACTTCCGCCGAGTGCTGCAAGCGTAACAAGTGTAAACGGACAAACTGGGGTTGTAGTAATACCCACCCCAGTCGTCTCCGTTAATGGTCAAACTGGTACAATAACAATTGATACAATCCCCCTTGGTTGTGTCGTAGAGGACCCATTTGACCAACTGGATTCAACAAGATACAAAGTAATCAATAGTCAGGCAATCTCAAGAACAACCTACTCTGCACTTTGGAATTTAGTTAACCGAACTGTTGCAAGTATAACACCCGCAACCGATAGAATCAACGTGACTGCACATGGATGCGTTGAGGGTCAACTCGTAAAGTTCTCTTTTACCGGTGGCGGAATTACAGCATTAACAAATTATTATGTACGTAACCCGACAGCAAATGACTTCCAAATTTCGGCAACTGCTACGGGCACAATCATAGACCTAACATCATCACAAGCCGGAACAATGCTCGTCAATGCGGAATACGGTTTTGGTGATGGATCTACAACGTTTAACATTCCAGATCGTCGTGGACTCTTTGCGCGAAACGCCGGGGTACACGGAACTAGAAATAAAATGGCCGGTGGAAACTATGACGGTGGAGCCGTTGGGTATGCCGGACAAGATCAAATCCCTGATCACGCTCACGCCATTACTTATAACAACGTCTACGGAATTGGTGGTGGTGCTGGAGGATACTGGTTTGGCTCAGGAGGGACCGGCGCCTTTTACGTCAGTATTGCCATGTACGGCCCTATTGCAAACGGCGCCAACGGAACACCGCGATTAGGCAACGAAACAACTCCTGCATATGTAGCGGTAAAATACAAAGTGAGGGTAGCGTAATGAATTATATATTAGAAAAATCAAATAAACAAATCATCTGGATCAACACGGATCCGAACGAACTTACAGGCGTAGAAGCCTGGGGAAATTTTAAACCAGACCAGCACGAGATTGTGTATTCACACCACTACAATCCACAAATCGGGGAAACGTTTGCTGCAGTGATTAAAGACGGAGTGGCGCAAGATTTTGTCCCTAAAAAAGTATATAACAAAACAACTGGCAACGAAAGAGTCCTGCTAAGCTGGGAAGATAAAATAGATCCAGAGACGGAAACGGAAGACGAACCGCTAAAAGATTCGAACGAAAATTTAGTAGAGTATCAAAAATATACGGATTCCGGTTGGATAATTAATCAAGAGCGCAAAAAAGAAGCTCTGTTGGAGAGAAATAGTCAGATCTTCTATTCTAAACTTGGTTCTTATAGAGGCACAGTTGACTACAAAGGAACCGCTTGGGACTCAGGTAAAACCTATTTAGAGAATATTCAAAAAACATTAACTCTTTATAATAAACAACGAATTAGTACTATTCCAGAATGGAGAGATACAAATAACCGATTTCATTCTTTTACGTTTGAAGAATTATCAGAACTATCAGATTTAATCGAATTGGATCTTTTTAACACAGGGAGAATTTTATATTCTAAAAAATGGGAAATTGAAGAAAAAATACGAAATTTAAAACCCGAAGAGTTTTTGGATTTAGCCGAGGCTTGGAGTTGATATAAACAAAGGAAGGGACAGTGTTTACGCAAGAACAAATAAATTGGGCAGTTGGTGTAACGACTACACTGATTTCTTTTTTTTTAAAAGACATTTACGGGCAAATCAAAGAAGCGAAACGAGTTGCCTATGAGGCAAAAAATCAATCCGATCTCCAGGGAAAGGATATAACGAATTTAAATAAAGATATGGTGGAGATCAAAGCAAAGCTTGACAGTTTAAACAACACGGCCTTGCGAGTAGACACAACCTTCGCAACGCTCACAACTATATTACAAGAACTTAAAGAGGACAGAAAGCGGTGATCCAAGAGGGGCTTAGAAAAATCGAAAAAGGAAATTACGGACTCACTAAGAACGATTACGTACTCTCGGAAGCGTGGCACTATTCGCAAAAGAACAATGTGAATATAGACGGGTCATCTAATATGAGTTTTACAAAAGAGTGGAGACGGTTCAACCAGTGTTTCGTTTCGTCCGGAAATGCTTTTGTTAACAAATTGATAGACAACCTGATTAAAAGTGGACTGGAATACAAAGCCTCCGGCCGCGTTGACGAACTCGCGTATTTGATTCGAGTGGGGGAATACAAAAGTGGCGATACAGTTGAGAACAACAAAAGATTTTTTTGGGAACAACATCGTAAGATTATAAATCAAGTCCTTGCCGAAGCGTTTCCGGACGCGACCCCAGTCCCCAGGGTGGACTATACTAAAGTTGGAATCAATTCGTTAAACCGACTTGCGTATGGGATACTCCTCGAACGTCAACCTATGTTAGGAATCCATCTAGGTAAAGGGGGTGGCCACATTATAACAGCAGTCGGCTATAGGACAAACGACCAGGGAAAAATCATTGGCCTCTGGATTTCGGACCCTGCTGGAGTGTATACTAAAGGATACTCCAAAGACCTCGATGGGTTCATGTCGTATTTGCCCGAATCTGTATTCCCAGACATTTTTCGCACAGATACACACATGATGGACTTAGTAAGATAACACATAAAGGAAATATAATATGACCAAACACAAAAAAACATTTTGGAGTCATCTCTCGGAAAACGCAACCAAGGGCCGAGTCTCAACGATCCTAGGAATTGCCCTCGTGGTCGGAGCGATCGTATCCGTATTCGTAGGCAAAGCTGATTGGACGCAGGCGTCAATTGCGATCACAGCCGGACTTGCCGCGATCGGACTTGTGGGAAAAAATGGAGAAAGCAATGGATCGAATAGTTTATAAAAATCTAAAGAACTACAAATACGAACTCTTATTACCCTATTGGTTCCAGACAGACATCAAGGCGGAAAAACAAATTCGGATCGAAACTACTGGAATAAAAACTTTTGTCTCACTGGATACAGGCGGTCTATTACGTATAGAGGCCGGATATGCTTGGGATGGACCGAGCGGCCCGACATTCGACACAAAATCCTTTATGCGCGGATCACTAGTACACGACGCGCTCTATCAATTGATGCGGGAAGAAAAATTAGATCATATAAAATATCGTGATACCGCAGATCAGATTCTAAAAAAAATTTGTTTAGAAGACGGAATGGGCTCGTTTAGGGCCGCATACGTTTACAGGTTTGTGAGTTGGTTCGGAGGATCTTCAGCGAAGCCGACGGACGAAACGAAAGAATATATACTGGCACCGTGATATAATCCTTAAGTAAATTCCATCTCATTTAACCCCGCAATTTGCGGGGTATTTTTTGATAAAAAAGTACAGGCAAAAAACCTAACTATTATATACTGCCGTCTCATGGCAGATATACAAAAGTTTAAACCCACAAAATTATATTACGAAAATCCCGAGAAACTCATAATCGTAGAGGATCAGCCTTTTGCCCTCTTACAAGGAGAGCAATACGAGGAGCTAAGGGAATCGATCAAACGCAATGGGATTTTGCACCCGGTATATTGTAGGCAAGACTACACTGTCCTCTCTGGATCTAATAGGGTTGTAATTGCGCAAGAACTCGGAATCTTAGTGCCTACTATCCGATTCCAGGTAGATATGGATCCGGACATTGAGCAAGAGTTAGTTTATCACCTCAATACAGTTGGCCGACAAGTTAGTCCGGCCGATCGTAAACGTTTGGTATTCACACGATTTAAAAATCAAATAGGCAAATCGGGAGGACTAAAAGCAATACATCAACTAACAGGAATCCATATATCCACGCTCAAACAATATTCTGTCGAATTTCAGAACAAAAAAAAATTTGAAAACATAGGAATCTCTGAGGAAGATCGCAAGGCCGGAATCCGACTGTATCTTAAATGGGATAAATTTAGGATCGCGGAAAATGAAGCAAAGCGAGAGCGGCAAAAGTTAGAGAGACAACTGTCTGAGTTGGCTCCTCTGTCTTACTGGACAAAAGAGGGATGGAAGAAAAAGGTTAAGTCTTAACATATACATGTCTTTTGTTAAGGCTACATTTGTATACCAAGACAACGGTGGCCTTAACTCAATTAAATAAAAAACAAATTTACCTTGACAATACAGTATATATACTGTATTATAAAATCATGAAGCCGATGAACGCAAAACAATTGATCCGACTTTTGGAGGACAACGGATTTGAGTTTGAGCGGGAAGGCAAGGGGTCACATGCAATATACAAAAAAGGTACGATCACTGTTACAGTGCCGATACACGGAAAAAAAGAATTAAAGTTAAAAACATTGAACGCAATACTTAAAACAGCAGGATTAAAATAATGATTAGTTACTCAGCGATTTTAACAGAAGATAAAGTAGAGGGGGGCTATACAGTTGAGTTCCCCGATCTTCCCGGTTGTATCACCGAGGGCGATACGCTGGAAGAGGCTTTGGCACTTGCCAAAGACGCACTGTCTCTTTATCTGGAATCAATTGATATGCGTAAACTCCCAATACCTCAACCATCCAAAAGGACAGGCAAGAATATATATTTGATAGAGCCAGATAAAAACGTGGGATTTGCTATTTGGCTAAAATTAAATCGAGAGGAACAGGGACTCAGTCAGGCTAAAGTTGCGAATCGTTTAGGGATTGCACAGCAAACTTACCAACGATTCGAGAACCCGAGAAAAACAAACCCGACCCTTGCACAAATTGTTAAACTAGAGAATTTATTCGGAAGAGAAATTTTAAAACCTTAAGGAAGGAACTAACGTGAGCAAAAAATACAATCCACACCCAGGCGCAATTCTGAAAAACTATCTCGACGAGATTGAGGTATCTCAATATAGACTTGCGATTGAGACGGGAATTCCGCGATCAAATTTGAGCAACCTGGTTTTGGGCAAACGATCTATTACCCCAGAAATCGCATTGCGTTTGGGGAAATTTTTCGGACAAACCGCAAAATTTTGGCTCAACTTACAAAACACGTACGATCTCTTTGAGGCGCAAAACGATCACGGCAAAGAAATCGAAAAGATCAGAAAATATAGTTTATCGATTGACAAATCGTAAGACGGAAGTACGATCGATAAACTATGAACAAAGTAATTATTTCGCCTAAATATCAAATCGTTATCCCAAAAGAAATCCGTGAAAAAACGGGATTAAAAGTAGGCGGACATCTCGAAATCATACATTACGGAAATCGCATAGAGTTGATACCTATCGAACCCATTAAAAAACTAAAAGGATTTTTAAAGGGAATGGATACTAAAATCGAACGAGAAGGCGATCGAGTTTGAACGTTGTAGATTCTTCTGGCTGGTTGGAATATTTTGCTGAAACAAAAAGAGCAGAATATTTTGCGGGAGCAATAGAAAAGACAGAATCCTTATTAGTCCCAGTAATAACTCTGTACGAAGTTTTTAAAAAAATACTTTTGGAACGAGGAGAAGACAACGCACTCAGGGCAATTGCCCATATGCAGCAAAATAAAGTTGTGGGATTAGATGCGTCTTTAGCAATAACAGCCGCAAAGTTAAGTTGTGATCACAAAATGCCCATGGCGGATAGTATTATCTTAGCAACAGCACGTCAATACAACGCTATCCTATGGACTCAAGATGATGATTTTAAGGGATTGCATGGAGTTAATTTTTTTCCAAAAAAATAAAGGAATTGATCAACATGGAACATTCTAAAGTTGAACCTATCGATCAAGTCGAAAGCACTGTGGCCGAGTGCCGTAAAATTTTAATCGAATATATTAGATCCTCAGGTACCTTGAGGCAGATCGAAAAGTGGACTAAAAAATCTAATGGAAATATAGCCAACTATATCAATGACAAGAAAAAAGTCCACGTTGAGACATTAATCAAGATTGCCAAACAAATCAGAGACAACAAAGAATGAACAAATGTTCACTAATGAGACCAAATGTGGATTATCGGAAGTTGGGTTCGGTTATCATAAATTTTTTGGAATATTAGAAAAAAGGTGCTTTACTATTTTACAGCACCGTGCGATAATCTTTTTATCAAAGGGTGGCACCCAAAAGCCAAGAGGACAAAAAAATGAAAACCGCTACTTTCCAATCAAGATTAAAGAATCTGGAAAAAAAATATTTAGATTGGTGCGCTAAAGCCTATCATTACAATTCTGATGATTATTCTAGGCACGAATCTTTAGCAACTGGTCGTATTTTCTTTTTTAAAAAATCAAATACTATCGTAGAAAATTGTTTTTATAACGGACCAACTGCGTATAAAACTTCAACAGCTTACCTAAAGTATTTAAAAAGCATTTTTGAATCAAATGTCTCTCAAAAATGGCACGATGATCTTGTGCAAAGAGATGTGGAAGCCAACTTAAGTATTTAAATCAGAAAAATGAAAAGCCCTAGTGTTACCTAGGGCTTTTACAAACACGCCTAACGGCATCAGAGGTATTTTGTTTTTGATCTAAAAAAATCTTCAGATCAATTACAGTAGCAAAGTGCTCAACGCCTAACGGCATCAGAGGTATTTAAGCCTGAATATACTTTAATGTTAACAACCATATCTGTAGTCTTATATTTTGTATATAACTTTTTAAGATTTTGATTATACCAAACTTGATTATAATTGTTATCAAATTGTCTTGTAATTACTTCTTCTAACTTGTTTGCAAAATCCTCTGAAAATGACCGTGCTCCTGTGCTTTGATAATCCCAGTATTTGCAAACTTAGCCTCTCCTTTTCTTACGGCATTAATTTCTCTTTCCGTCGGATTTTATAAAATAACAATAACTCATGGATTCCTTGTCTGCAAAGATAGCGGCCGCCTTCCTCCCACTTTGTCGTTTTGCTATATAATTCGCCGACTGCATAAATACGCATGTAAATCTACCTCGAACTTAATTTTTCTTTTCGGCCTATATTAATATTTTCTTAAGCCACATTTTTGACCTCCCCTACCCCAACTTCAGAAAAATTGACGTCTACTTTGTTTTTTACCTCTTCCGAAAAATATTTAGAAATTATAATACTCAGAGATTTAGAGACTGGAGAATACACTGTTAACTGATTAGAGTTTAAATTCACTTTAGTATTTTCTAAAGTCCTATAACTGCTTGGAGTAATTCGTCCCTTGGACCAATCGAGTAATCCGTTCCAGGTAGGTTCAAATTTATTTTTTTGCGGGCCGCTTACGTTTAATGTTTTTTTACTCTCTTCTTTAGTACGTACAGCCACGGAACGATTGTCCCAAGCTGCCCTACCCTGTTGTACCCCTCTGTCCTGACCATTTGTCCTAGGCTGACTAGGGTTATTAGCTAAGGCTGTCTTAGATATTTTATACTGTGCGCGCTCCATCACAACCGCGTCGTGTAGTGTGGACCGGATTACTCTGACACGACCGTCGAAAGACACTTGCTCGATGTAGCCAGCCTTACGTAATCGCGATATATATTTTGCAACTGTTGTCGTAGCCATACCTAGACAAGTTGCTAGATATTCGTTGCCTGCATAACAGCCGCCCTTCCCCTCGCATCGACCTGCAATATCTAGTAACGTGATTTTTGCGAGGAGGTCTCTAAGTCCTCGTGAGAGTTTAGTATTGATTACGGCACGAGGTATAAACTCGCCTACGTAGTTTTCTTCCACGTTCTTTTCCTTTCTTGCGGTGCGGACATAAATGGGCTACGCACGGCAAAAGAGTTTACCCTACTCTGTCGGGACGCATAGGATTGGCATGGAGCCTGTTCGGTAGGTCCTCGATTGTTATCTTGGCCAATAAGTTAGAGCGGCCAAATCTTAGTTATGTCTCCTAAGATATTTTGGACTAGAAACATGTACCAGACAAATGTCAAGCAAAAAATGGGACATAATTTTATTATGGGATCTTTTGGGAAGGATGCCCTTGGGGGCTCTAA